AAGTGGAGCTACTGGAAACGCAGGGACAAGTGGTTCAAGCGGAACTTCCGGAACCTCAGGCTCAAGCGGAGCAAAGGGGGCAACCGGAACTTCCGGGTCAAGCGGAGCAAGCGGATCTTCCGGTTCATCCGGAACCTCAGGCTCAAGCGGAGCAAAAGGAGATGCGGGTACTTCAGGATCAAGCGGAGCAGCAGGAACTTCAGGTTCAAGCGGAGCTAGCGGTGCTAGCGGTACTTCAGGTTCAAGCGGAGCAAGCGGATATTGAACAGAATCTGGTGGTGAAATATACTATGCTAATAATGTAGGAATTGGAAATACTAATCCAGCAAAACGTTTTCATATAACTGGATCGGGTACAGGGGCATTAGCTCCAGCTTTTAGATTGGAAAACACTGACTCATCAGTTGCAGATTGGCAAATGGTAGCACATAGTTCTAATTACTTTTCTTTTAATGAAGTAGGATTATCTGGAAGATTTTATATAAATAACGGCGGTGATTGTGGAATTACAGTAGTACCAACTACTTATAGATTTGAGGTTAATGGTGGCTCATCGGGCGGAGATATTCTTTGTTTCGATTTATATACACATGATGGAGGAGTACATACTTCTGATGCTAGGTTAAAAGAAAATATTGTACCCGCTACACTGGGTCTTAATTTTATCGATACATTAAATCCTGTTAGCTATAAATGAAAAACAGTTCCAGAAAGAGATCAAATGGAAACTGGTAATAATGTAGCCCTAACAACTATAAATAAAGAAGTAACTTCAGAAGAAATAGTATTTGAAAACGGCAAGTATGTAAAAAAAGTTACAACATCATTACAAGACGTAGAAGTGCCGGTAATAGATGTACATGATTTATATAATGATGCTGGGGAAATTATAGGCCAACATGAAATACCTCGAATGGAGCCTTATGAAACAGTTCATCATACGTTTCCTGAAGAAACATTTAGCCGAACCCATTATGGATTGGTAGCACAAGAGGTAGAAACCGCTCTTACTAATGCTGGACTAACCACTACAGATTTTGCAGGATTTATTTATGAAGATAAAAGAGATACATATGGACTTAGATATACTGAGTTTATAGCTCCAATGATAAAAGCTATTCAAGAACTGTCAGCCAAAGTAACACAGTTAGAAGCTGATTCACATACTCATGGCAATAATTAAATAAAACTTGACTATTTTCATCCCCTTAACTATATTAAAAAGTGAAACTAATTAGAGAAGAAACAATAAATAAGGATTACCTCATTATAGAGCAAATAAAAAGAGATGTGGAGAAACTTGATCAAGAAAAACGTCAAAACCCATTTTCTAAAGTTTCTACCTTGATTAATTCTAAAGTAAAATCTCTAAAAAGTTTGCTTTTTGAAACAGTAACAATTTAGTATGAGCCTAGTATCGACAGGGAACATAAGTTTAGACATTAAGTATATATTTTTAAGCTTTGCTCAAGAGTTATTCTTGAACGATGCTAAATATATTTGATCGGCAAATGTATTAACTACCGGCATAATTATAGCGGATAAATACGCAATTGATTTAGGAGTAGTAGCACATAGACCGTCTATTGTATTGTCAAGAGGAAGTATGTCTTGATTAAAGCTAGGACTTGATCAAAGAATTAATACTTCGTCATTAGCTTACGGTAGCCAAATAGGAACTATGGGAGGTCCTCAGGGATCAGCAAATCTTGCTAAGAATGCTAAATTTACTGACTTATTGAGAACCTCAATAACTTTTCATGTACTAGCAGCAAATGGGGTTGCCGCAGATGATATAGCTAATACACTTCATATAGCTTTACTCGCTAATAAACAGGCACTTAAAGCTAAAGGGGTTCATAGAATTTTAGGAATTACCGTTAGTGAAGAACAATTAGTTAATGCGACAAGTGATATAGAAGTAGCTAGTATTTCAATAAGAGTTGACTTTACTACCCAAAGAACCGTACAATTAGGAGAGAGACAATTTAATTGTAGAGTTTATGTTGCAGGTACAGAAGTAGATGAAGGAATTAATTTTAGAGTAGATACTAATGGGACACAAGTTGTATTTGGCACAGCCCCAGCAAGCGGTACTCTTTTAACTTTAACATATGTAGATGCTGTTACCTTAGATACTATTACTTTAGCGGCTTTAGGAACGGGAGACGGAAATACTGTTATTTTTACAGTACCAGCTTCAGGAACAATTTATGGATACTATACGCTTTTGAGTGAAATATTAATAACAGGACCAAATGTAACTTCTCAGATAATAACTAGCGGAGTAACTACAAGCGGCTTAACAACTATATCGGGATTATGAGCAAGTGTTAACTAAAGAAGCACAAGAACAAATAATAAAAGAAGCGTTTTATAGTGAACTTGAAAAACTAGGAGTACTTGCCTGGCTTCCAAGATTAATGAGTTTAATAGGGAAAAAGGGACTAGCTTCAGGATTAAAGGCTACTAATACTGGTAAGTTTTTTGCAGGAGCATCGAAACATAAAGGATTTCAAGCTAAATTAAATTATTTTTCTAGATACGCGAGCCCAACTAATATGATGAAGGGAAAATGGGGTAAGGTAACACAGACTGATTTTAAGAGTCTTAAAATGCAAACAGGAAAAGGGAATATACCAAGAGGGATTAGAACCTCTATAGGTAATACCGCTCAAAACATAAAAGAATTGACAAAAGGATTAAAAGGGAAAAATGTTTGGGAAGGAATGAGCCAAGCTGGAAAAAATATAAAGGATTGGGGCGGAAATCAGCTGCGAGGATCTTTATATAAAGAAGTCAATGTAGGAAATAAAGGCGTTGATTTAGGAAATAAAATATTTAAAAGAAAGGGAATATTACCTAATAGTAAAATTTTAGGGGTAACCAATAGAGGAACAGCTTTAGTGAGAAAAAAAATACCATTAAATGCGGCATATACGGGGCCAGGAATGATGGTAAGCACTCCTCTTATGATTTCAAAAGATAGTAAAGGTAATAAACTTTCGGTTACAAAAAGAGTAGGCCAAGGCGCCAAAGATGCCTTATTGTGGGGGATAGCCCCTCCAATAGGAGCAGCGGATATGCTAAGGTCATTTACAAAATAGTTAAATGGAGGATATCTAAATGGCTTATACTAAACCAGGTGTGTCGGTAGAGCAGGTCAATAATAACACTACACCAATTCTTCAAGCGCCAAACCTAACAGCATGCATGATTGGAAGATCATACTGGTGACAGGATCCAGCGTTAGATGAATCTACGTATAGTACAAAATATACTGATGCAGGCGGACTGACCATCGCATTGTCTGGAATAAATTCTAGTTACAATGAACTTACTAGTGTAAGTGGCTTAACAACGGTAGATTTAATAATTACTAAAGGTAACGGAACAAGTAATACAATACATGTACCAATAGCTAATATTACTAGAAGTGGACTTAATCACTTAGTAATAGATGCTGGATTACTGGTAAGTAACGGCGGAGAGGCTACCGGAGAAGCGGATGCCAAAGTAGGGTATTTAGCTACAAATTCCGGCTCACAAGGATTTAATACACACGCAAGTGTTGCCGATATAAGAGATGTCTTAGGCCCTATTGTATCTTGGAACCCATTAGCTTTTGGGGTATACCTAGCTATGTCAAATTCAGGATCTGAAATTCAGTCTTATGGAGTATCGGCAGATAGTCCTACGGCTGTAGGTGGGTATTCTGATGCATACGATGCTTTAGAAACTAAAGAATCTTATGCCTTAGTACCTTTAACTGAAAAAGATTTAGCGGTTGGTACAATTAGTACTCACTGTAATACTATGTCAGCAGCAGCTGGTAAGAAAGAGAGAATAGCTTTCGTAGCTCCTCAGGTGTTATGGGACCCACTGGGAACTGCCCACGCAGAAACTAGTTCACAAAAATTAGTTACTGCGGGCTTAGTAGGTGACGCAAACTCAGCTTATGAATCTAAACGTATATTCTCAGTACACCCTGATGCAGGATATCTACAAGAAACTAGACATATTAGTACAATTCATCCAGATTGGATAGCTAGTAGTTTTAGCCTTTTTACTAATGTGAGTTTTTCTATATATGAGTTATATGCTAAATTTGCAGCGGATGTACGAATTAATAGTGTACTATACAAGAAAGGTAGTAAGATTACAAGTACAATTTGGAGTGCCTTAGTGGCAGCTGAATGGGGTACTGCAGGAATGGTTACGGTATTAGTACCTGTACCAGGATTTTATTATGGAGCAGAGGCCGCGGGGTTAGTAGCTGGAGAATCTCCAGAACAACCACTTACTAGGCTTCCGATTTCAATAATGAAACAAACATATGGATCTCAAGATTATTTTTCTGAAGCTCAATTAAATAGAATGGCCCAAGGTGGTACATATATTATGACTCAGAATTCTGATTTTAGTTCAGTATATTGTAGACATCACTCGAGCACAAATGTAACGAGTGTGGCAAAACGAGAGCTTAGTGTAACTAAGGCTGTGGATTATACTTCTAAATTTATTAGAGATGGGTTAGATCCGTATATCGGACGAAATACTATTAGTCCTAGTTTTTTAAAATTTGTAAATTCAGTATTAGTGAGTATAGGACTATTTTTAACTCGAAAAAACTATATTGATGATTTACAAGTGGTATCAATTGTACAAAATAGCGTTAATGCGGATACAATAGATGTAGAAATTAATTTACTACCTTTATATCCAGCCAATTATATCACAATCAAGTTAGTATTCTAGGAGGAATAAATAATGGCAACACGAACTTTAAATGATTGGGATTTTGACGTAGAGCACGTACAAGATATTACTAGCGGAAGTGATTTTTTATCTTCCGAATCGGTAGTTATTTGTGCGGGACCGCCTTCAGTAACTAAGGCAGCCGCTTTTAATGAATCTCATTTAATACCAATAGGAGTGGTGCAAAATGCACAAGTTAGTCAAAGTAAACAACTTCAACAATTTTTTGAAGTAGGTTCAAGAGAGCCGTTCTTTATCCCAGGTAGAACATTTGTTAATGCCTCATTAGGCAGAGTAATGTTTGACGGGCCATCAGTAATGAAGGCTCTGTATATGCAGGGAACTGCAGCTGACGTGCCGACGGATTTGGAAGGATTAACTACAGCCGATTTTGCAAATGCACCATCTAACCCTCAAGGGGGGTCTGGAAATTTTTATATAAATTTATCGGCTAAATTCTTTAATAACCCTTTAGGTTTAGCATTTTTATTAAATGATATGGACGACAATAGATATGGCGGTTTTTATTTAGAAAATTGTTTTATCCAGCAACATACACTTAACGTGGCAAGTCAACAAACTGTATTGTTTGAAAATGTATCTATAAGATGTTCTCGATTAGTCCCTCTTAATTGGAAAGAAGCATAATTATAAATTTAAGATAAAAAAAAGGAAGGGGGCAATGCGCCCCTTTCCTAATATTTCTATAAAAAATGGACTATTTAGCCCACTTTCCTTTATTTACAATCCTAGAAATTATACTATAAACTCCTAAATCTAAAAAAGCATCTTCTACAGATTCGTTTTGTGGAGACCTTCCGGTCTTTACCACAAGATTCAATAATCGTTGCATTTTATCATTCATACGAATAATTATTCCAGTAGTAGACAACCTTTTATCTTCGTCTGTTTTTAAGTTGGTTCCCATACTGATATTGTTTGGACCATAATCCATTTGTTTCCTACAAAAGATAGCAAAATCTTCAGCCTGTATAGCTTCAAATTCTTTCATCATTTCTGGATATTCTTTTTTACAGAACTCAATTGGATTTATAATGTCTGTCATTTTTATATATTGATTAGTGCTTCCAATGGCCACTAACGTGAGAGTCTACTTCCATAGACACGTCGGGGGCATAATAGTTAAAGGCTAGTATCATTAATTTTTCTACCATCTTTGCTACATCGTCTGCATCATCTTCGTGTACTTCTAATAAGATTTCATCGTGTACTACGTTTACTAGTCTAGCATCGTAGTCTTTTTTGTCTATTTCTGCTTTGAGTAAACAAAGAGCTTTTTTTGTAGTACTAGCTCCTGCTCCCTGAAAAGGGAGATTTTTTGCTTCATTCATAGCGTGAGCAACTTCACCTTTATTATCCCAATCTACATGAGACAAGTCTACACGGCGCTTATCTAATGGCGAATAATTATATTTATTTTTTGTGGCGTCAGCTACTAAATTATCAAGTGTATATTTTATCTTTGGAAATGTTTTAAAATATAATTTGATAAGTTTTTTTGCGCCATCTAGGTCTAATCCTAAATTTTTCCCTAGTTTAGTAGGGCCAATTCCGTAAATTAAACCGAAGTTGATGGCCTTAGTGTTCCCACGTAGTGCCAACATTTCTTTTCCTTTATCACATAAAAAATCAGTTTCCGGATCTTTCTTCCACACCTTTCCAGTATCTGGATCTAGAAAATCATCATAAGGTCTATTATATATAAGACTTGCTGAATAACTATGTAGGTCCATGCCCTGCTCAAGTGCATAAGTAAATTTAGGTTCTTTGCTTAACTGCGTTAATAATCTCAATTCTTGCCCAGAAAAGTCAGCGGCAATTATTTTATAATCAGAGTGTTGAGATGTAAATGCCGCTCTATAAACAGCCTCTTTAGGAATATTCATTAAGTTCGGCTCTTTCCCAGCCATTCTTCCTGTTTTTGCTCCAAGTTGAACAAACCTCGCATGAATACGTTTATCTAATTTATGTACGTTTTCATTTAAGAAGGCTTCTCCATAAGTGGTTACCCTTTTAGTAGCCTGTCTATACTCTAGAAGCGCGTCGATGACTTCATGTCTTACACTTTTAAGAGTATTTACATTCGTGTTTTCTAAGGGTTTTCCTATAATTTTTTCTAATATAGGTTTTATTTGTTGATGGGAATTATAATTGATAATGGGTTCTCTAAATAAATCTACAGAACAATGTGGTATGAAGAAATTATCTAAATCTTTTTTAGCTTTGGCGGCTGTATCAGCTGCTAAGGTTTTAAGAGCTAACCATTTAGGTTTGTCTACATAAATTCCATTTAGTTCCATATCTCCCAACACTCTTGCAGTATCATATTCTAAAGTACCCAATTCTTTCATACCACGTTGCGCTAATAAATGTTGAATTTTAGCATATAATGGTATCAAATACTTAACGTCTAATCCAGCATACTCTATTTGGTCGTCGTCAAATTTATCCCCAAATTCCATTTCTGAAAAACTTTTTTGAGAACTTTTATCTAAATCGACGCCGAGAAACTTTTTAGCCACTTTAGCTAAACCGCTTCCAATATTTCGCCCTTGGACTAATAGTTGGTGTCCTAACATAGTACAATGTATATTTTCTATTTCTATCTTAAAATTAGATTTTGTAAATTGATATTCAAATTTGCTATTATGAGCTATCTTTCTTGTATCCGGTAATTTTAACCAATCTAATAATTTGAAAATATGTGTTCTAAGTTTATAAACATCATAAACATACTGTCTATATTCATTACCTACTTGTATAAGTAGTACTTTATCAGTAAGTGGATCTAATCCTGTAGTTTCAAGATCATAGCCTACTCCTTGTAAGGATTTTAAGTATTCAAGAGATTTATCTAGCTGTTTGCTAGTAGTTATGTATGTCATCCATAAAATACCTGAGTTTATCAGCTCTCCAAGTTCGTCTTAATTTGTTGAGAGCTTGTTCTTTAATTTGACGAATACGTTCCCTAGTTAAGCCTAAATCAATACCAATATCTCTAAGAGTATAAGGTCTAATATGCCCAATACCAAAATACATTTTCAATATTTGTTTTTCTCTAGCAGGAAAACTGCTTATAACGTCATCGAATTCCTCTCTGAATTCATCAATAAGATGTTCTAATTCTACTGAAGAGGCTATTGCTGGAATTACGTTTGTAAGCGTATCGTCGTTATCTGTGTGGGGTTCGTCAAGATGAATAACTGTATAGCTATATTTTAAATCCTGTAAAGCGTTAGGATTATCGACTAATTCTGCTATTTCATCATAACTAGGAACACGCTGTAATTTCGTTTCAAGGTATTCTCTAGCTTTTGTTATCTTTGTAACATTTGTTATTTTGTTTAAAGGTAGACGAATCATTTTTGCATGCTCATGAATGGAAGCCATAATAGCTTGACGAATCCACCATACAGCGTAAGTAATAAATTTGAAATTACGAGAAGTATCAAATTTAGAAAAAGCTTTAACTAATCCTAAGTTTCCTTCTGCAATTAAGTCTTCTAAACTAATACCTTGATTCTGATATTCTTTTGCAACTTTTACAACAAATCTTAGATTTGAGGTTATTACTGTATCATAAGCTTTTCTATCACCAGCCTTTGCTAAGCGCAAGAGTTCTGCTTCTTCTCCCTTTAATAAGGGGTTGTGATTTTGGATTTCTTTTAAGTAACGTTTCATATATCTAGTATCACATAAGACTGATTATTTTTTGAAAAGTTCCCCACACCGTGTACCTTTGTAGTATTTATACTTCCTTCATATTTTTTATGATGGTGTGCGAAAACATAATGTTTTGGTTTTAAAACTTCGACTAATTGTCTTAAATGTTTACTACCTTCATCATGATTAGTTTTTTTAGAAAAAATTAAATCTGAAGCAGCTTGGTGAGTTACTAAGACGTCAATAGAAGTATCGTCAGTGGTGGCTCGTATACTTAATTCCTTAATTTGTAAAGAAGTATAAAAGCGTTTATTTCGATCGACTAATTTTTTCTCCGGCCAGTGAAATTTAATAGGAGACCATATTCCTCCTAAAACACCAATCCGTACATCACAAATGGTATGAACTCTAGCTTGAGGTAAATAGTGTATATTTAGAGAGTCTAAATACCAATGAGTTAGATTATTAAAATCTTCATGGTTACCCATAATAAAATATATAGGTATATCAAATCTCTTTAAATTTTGAGCAGTTAAATCTTGTATTATTTTTTTTACATTCCAAAAATTATGACGTACTTCTTTAGAACAGGCAGCCTCTTCCGATCGATATAACCCAAAATCTCCGCCCTGCACTATTGCATCTACTTTATGTTTTTTTACAAAAGAATATACATTATCAATGTTAGAGTGTACATCTCCTATAAAAGCTATTCTTGCGGCCATGGTTCACTATCTCCTTGAAAAATTACTGTTTGCCCTTTTAAACTTACTTCCACTGTTTGCCCATTTTTTAGGGCATTACATACCCAACATAGGGGAACTATACATTTCTTAGAGTTATCCCAATTATGAAACACTCTATCATATTTTTCTTTTTCAATGTCTCCTATCTGGTTTTGGGTATTCCAAATTTCTCCCAAGTCTTTACTCTGCCTACGTTGCTGTCTAAGATGTTGATCGCCGTGCGGTGCGGTAGTGTTTATATTATGACTCATTAGAATATATAAATAAACCTAGCAGAATTTACTACGTCACGGGTCCAATTTAAAATAAATTGAGCACCAATTTGACCAATAATTCTATTTCCACCTTGGACTATGCCTGCCTCTAATTCATAGGCTAATTGACAACTTCCATTTTCTACTTTTTCTGGCAAAGTTTTTAGCATATCATCTAATGTATTAGTTGGATGCTTAGTAAAAGCAGCTATGGAGCGGCCCTCACTTCTTAAATCTATCCAATATACTTCTGGGTTTTTCTCTGCAAAGCGAAACAATAGTTCTCTAAAAGCAGTATTATCTACAGCGCTTACTATGCAATCGTATCCTGTTAGCTGTTCTTCTGTAAGTATGTTTTCAGTAATGGCTGAAAACCCGTATTTTACTTCAAGACATTCTGCTTTATTATCCATTATATCTTCAGTTTCATAAGTAGTATACGGTAAATTTTTACTTTCAACAGTATCTTCATCTGCAAAGTAAAATAAAGTCTTATGAAATTGATTGTGTTTATTATAGTGATCTATATCTGGGGCTATCCAAGAGCCTATCCCACCACCACCTACTATTAATATTTTTTTCATTAGTTTTGTATAATTATTTGTGCTTCGTTAAATTCTCTGATTACACCATCAAAATACCAAGCTGTCATACTCCTATACATGGGAGAGAAGATAATATATACTCCTTCATAACCTGCATAATTTAAATCAGTGGTAGAAGGTATTGGGTGGTGTCTTGGGTGTGTATGTGCTATACCTACAAGATCATAATCTGCATCATCATGCATATGAGTAGTTTTGCTCAACACATTGAATAAATCTTCAGGTTTTGGAGTATAATACACTTCGGCTTTAGAAGATATTTCTGTGTTTCGCATTCTCATATATTCCATACAATGCCAATAGGTATCGCTGGATTTACTACCCAAGAGAGCCCCACAGATTTCTACTGTGGGGTCCTCTAAGGCGTGATTGTAAATATCAGCAATAACACTAAAATTACAAACTAAAATCATTATATGAACTCGATTAAGCAGCGTTTAGGAATTCTTGCTTTTTTACAAATCTGCTCTAGAGGAGCAGGAGCTTTTCCAAAACGTTTCCAAAAATTAGCCTTAATGAAATTATAATCTTTAAATGTAATCCAGTTTTTTCCTGGAGGGCCATATAAAGCCCATATTAAACCATTAGGCATATCTAGTTCTCTGGAAATTGTGTCAAGATTGAGGTTAACCCAATGCATGGCATATATACCAGGGCTGCCAGTTCTTACAGGCACTGCTTTAGAGCTATCTGAAGGGCGATGACATGGGTGTATTCTGTCTAGAAGACCTCTACCTCTTACAATGTCGTTTGCAACCTTTGAAAATCTTCCTAGATATTTATTCATTTCAGTTCGAACAGTATTAGGAGTTATATTCAAATTCATATCTCTTAAATTTTGCATAATATGTTCAAAATGTACTCCGTTAGCGAACTGCTGGTGAACATAATCTTTTGCCCATAATTGGCCATTTACCGGAAGTCCCCAACGCTTGTGTTCTATCCATTGTATCCCTGCGGCTTTAAAAAGTCCTCGCAAAGTTTCTGAAGTAGTGTTTAACCTTTCGGCTAAATCAGATTGAGTAGTTCCTATCTGTACAATAAAAGGAGCAGAACCCTCAGGAAATGAAGGTTCCGCTGCTTTAGTAAGTTCTAATCTTTTACCAGCTCGTCTTAAAGTTGGAATGAAATTATCAGCAGTAGTAATGTTTACTCCGCTACCTCGGCTTGTTGTCGTATTCTGTTTTCTCATTTGTCTTATTCCTAAGTTATCCGCCAGCTAAAGCGTTTGTTAGTACAATATCAGTTCCGATTACATCTGCAACACTAAGCCCATTAGGACTACGAAATTGTTGATCGATAAATAACCATTTTGATTCATTGTTTGTTTTTTCTTTTATCATGTCGATTGCGTCGAGAGGAGTCCCATACCAATCATCGTGACCACTTTCAGATATAATCTGTACGTGAACCTGAAGGTTGTCTTCTTTTTTATTCATTATAATTTTGTGATTATTATAGAGTTGTTATTTGCTGAGCGACAAGATTGTCGTTATGTAATGCAAATAGTCTATTTACTAATTTGTCTTTTCCTACTTGTGCTGTGGACTTATCCACAATACAAACATAATTTCCAGACGGGTATCTATATACCTGAGAACCGTCTGCACTAACTACATAAGTATCTAATTTACCTTTAACAAGATATCCGGTAATAGTTTTTCCGCTTATATTATAAGCATCGATTTTGATATTAAAACGTTTTTCTGTGTCAGCTAATAATTTTTTACTTTTTTCAACTGCCTCATTAAATTCTCGTTTTGCACCATCCAGTAAGCCTTTTATATCAGAGCTACTTACATTTTGAACAATGGTACCATCTAAGAGAGCGCTAACAATTTGTAGAACATTCACATAATTTTTAAATCTTATAAGTCTCTGAGTGTCAGATACTCTAAATTCTTGTTTATTTAAAACTAAATAGTTTATATTTTTTTGTCGTCTAATTGGAAATTTAAAGGAAAGCATGCCGCCATCTAAGGGGTCTTTTGCTTTTACATCAACACCATTTTGAAGATACCCATGTATTTCTAAAGAGCAGCTGCTAACTGAGTGTAAAAAATAATCATAGTCTTCTTGTGAAGTAAAGCAAAGCGCCCTCTGAAGGCATTCTGCAACTTCGCTAGCATTTACTCTATGTTCATTTATATATAAACGTTTGCTTACTACCCCATTCGCATTAGTAGTGTATTGTGCGTCAAGATTAAAGGAAACTTCTCCAATTATACCAGAAGAAGCGTCTGACTGAGCTTCATCCTCTACGAATCTATCTAAAATTCTTTCAAAATTTAAATCTTGAATGTCGGACCAATACCATCTTAATTCACTTATTAAAGTTTTAGTCCAGCCTTCATTTGGCTTAAATATTCGTTGGTTTTCATAGGTTATTTCTGTAGAGGAAATTGTCATTCCGTTTAAAGAGATTGGTTTAGTATCTAATTTATCTAAACGAGCAGTAAATTTTTTACTCAGATTGGTTTTAGCTACTTCTTCATTTTCTTCTCTTAATTTAAGTTTATCAGCTTTTTTTACAACTTGTTGTATGTCTCTACTTTCTAAAAGCATAGGAAGTTCCCCAGCTTTTGAAGCGGACGCCCACAAGCTTTTTAAAATTGTTTCAGTAGGGAGCACGGGGTGATCATCAGTAAATACTAATGTTTGAACACGACCCGCAGCGTCTCCATCCCTAAACAATATTCTACCGATGTCCATGTAATTGTATAATTCGTGATCGGGAGTCAGCATACTTATATAAACTCTATTATTGTATTGATTCCAAGAATTATTATAACTATAAGAATTTTTATTACTTTGTTCTACTGTAAATACAACTCGTCTGTTAACGGATTCTAATACAGCGATAACTGCTGCAAATTTCTTTGAAGGGCTACCATTATAGAATAAATGTTCAGGATTTACTTCTTTTACAAAAGTAGAGGTTCCTTTGCTATTTAATTCTGATAGAAGCTTAGAGGCTCTTGGCCACAAGTCAACTATTGAATTATCGATTACTCCTAGTTCCATATAATTTCCAGAAATCTCAGTATTTATAAAAATATGAGTATATAATTCTTCCCAGAGATTACTAATATTTTCAAAAACTATATCTGTAAAATTTACAGATAGGCTTCTGAAGAAATTAGAAAGGGCCCCAAAAGAACGTACGGTAGTAAGATCTTCTGGAGCTATTTCTTTTATTTTAAAGTTATATACGACAAAAAAGTTTTTGTCATTATCTTCTATTTCTGCACCATAGGTTTCTAACGTAAAATTAAGGTCGTCAGAAGTTCGCGTTGAGTTGTTAAAGTTTCTACCTTCTAAATGACACATAGCTTTGCTAGTTGTCAATTGAAAGGTGATACCTGATAAGGTACCGCTGTGCATTTGAAACTCTTCACTATTAAACAAGGCGAAGGGTTTGGTACGTAATGTTTCCTGTTGTTCTTCACCAATTCCTAACTCATAAAGTGAGTTTAGAGCTGGTATTATTTTCAGTTTTACTTGCATGTGTTTTAATCAAAAAGTCCGGTTTTTTCTGTTAATTCATTGGATTCGGAAGTACTCTCCTTCATGTCACATATAGTTAACACTAGGAAGTCTTTTGGGTCTGGATATAAATTTACTTCTTTACCTTGTAAGCCTTTCAGCGTACCGGCGTCGTAATAATCTAAAACTTTTGCTAAAGTGCTACCTGACGATAGCTCACCTTTCGAGTCGAGTGTAAACCATAATCCCTTTATCCCTTGGGACTGTTTATGGTCTTCTACCCAACAATCAGATACTTGAAAAGTCCTACGACCATCATTAACTGAAAGTATAATTTTATCCGCAGTTTCCCCATCTCTGGTGGATACTGTTGTTTTTTTCACTTCTTCTACTGTTCCCTGTCGTAACTTGCTTCCGACTCCTAAATCTAAAAAGTCATTCATTGTTTTCTTATTTGGTTGATATTCTTTAATGTCTTAATCTAGTAACTTGCTTCCGTTGTGTGAAGACTGAATACCATCTTCTACATAAAAAAAAGGTTAGGATGGCCCTAACCTCTTCTTAATTCTTATACCAAAAAATCTAAATTTCGCAGCTGTCGTTACTACAAAATTTTTCTACTTCGGCATTGTTTCCCTTAACTTTCTTGAAAGATAAGGATTTTATGTTTTTAATTAATTTATTATAAGCATCTTCCGTTATTTTTTCGTAAGGCATTTGCGGGTAAGCACCTCCTTCTAATTTTGGAAGAAATGAAACAGATTTTAATTTGTATTGAAATATATCTAAGGCCTGCTCTATGTATGGGCCTTCCGTTTCCGGGTCAAATGTGATAGTAACAGAGACAGAGTTATCTGCCCAGTACTTTTGCATAAATGCAGCCATCTCTAACTGTTCCCACATTGATACATCTTCTAAGGTTCTTATGTGCTCTCCAACGTCGACTGGAACTTCTACTACTGACGTAGTTGCTTCTTGCCCAAAGGCTTTTTCTACAACATATCCTGCCTTTCGTAAAGGTTCTAATAAAGGACTATCATTAGCTAAGCGTACACGTCTAATATAAAAACGGCTTTCTGGGTAATGCTGTCCAGGGGTAGCGCCTACTAGTATAGAAATGGAACCACTAGGTTTCATTGTACTTAGGCGTATAGACCTAGGAATAGCAAACCAGTCTGAGTATGATTCATCATAGTTTTTTAGGGCTGCGTATCCCTCATTTAGCCAATGCTTTAAAGTATCTATAGAATTGTTTGCTAAGAATTGAGCTACGGCACCTACGCCTGTACCTACTCTTCTATTTCTTAACATAATTTGATTGGTTTCAGGCCAATGGGTATCAAGTAATGTTATTGTTTTAGAGTATAAATAGGCATATTTTAGAGAGCGTATAAAGTCTTCAAGAGTGTCATGTTTGCTTAAGAACACCTCACATAAATTGCATTTTTCTCCGCTTTCTAAAAATATTTCACCACAAGGGTTAGTGCCCTTAGTTTTCGTATCAGCTCTTAAACCACTGTTGGTTTCACCAAAACGTCCATTTGCATGGGCATTCTCTGGCCATAATAATCCGGGTTCTCCATTTATTCTTATTCTTTCAGCAATCTCTTTGTAGTTCATACCTACTGTGCCTATCACGGAATTGTTACTTGCCCAGCCATATTCTATACGATCTGGATTTTTCTCATAATTTTTTAAATCCAAAAATTCGTCTATAGGTAAGCCTGCAAGTAAAATAGCGGATCTTCTTACGTTTCCAGCTACTACAGTTTTGCCAATAAAATTAAATATATCAGCGATAGTTCTAATAGTAATAAGGGATCCAGCATTATGTGATAAAGTTTTCTCTATCATAATATGCATCTCTTTTAGAGGGCCTGATCCAGAGGATACCCCTCCAAAGGTTTTTATAGGTAAGCCTTCTGCTCTAATTTCAGTATAATCAAAGATAGGTTTAGGTATTTTATAAAAGAAAGATTTTATTAATATGTCTAAACTTTCTACCCAACCTTCCCTAGAATCAGGAATAACAAAAACTTCAGTACCTTCTAATTGTCCCTTTACTTCAACAGTGCCCGCACCTAATAAGTCGGCCCCAATACCAACACCGCACATAAGCATATCCATAGCAAATGTAAAAGGTTTACTGGGATCTTGTTTCATAGTTTCAGTACTAATAAAACTACAATTAAATAATGCAGGTGTTAATTTTTTCTTTTCAATTATATCGGTACCTTGCGCATACAACCCTCTTCCTGGTGCTAAAATTTTCATAGACCACATTCTGTAGTACATTTCCTGTGCAGAAAATTGAGCTTTTTGAGGAACCCAAGCTAGTCTAAGTGATTCTATCCATCTTTTTTGAATGTTATAGGTACCTTCAACAACTCTTCTGATGGTTTCCCACCATTCCTCGTTTTTGCCATTCTCCTTAATTCTAGAGTATGTACGTTTGTAAACTAACTCACCTAAACCGTTAAATCCAAATGGAGGTTTTTTTCTTTTGTATTTGTCTATAAATGTTTCAGTTAGTCTAAAAGGTACATAATCTTCCATTTGTTTTTTCTCCATTAAGAAGGTTGTTCAGAATCCGAAGAACCGAAACCTTTATCCCCACGAGCGGTTTCAGTAAGTTCTTCTTCCTCTCCTAACTCTTCTAGCTGTATAAGCTGTCGTCTTAAAATAACCATTTGAGCAATTTTGTCACCAGGCTCTATGGTGTAAGGGCGATATCCAGTGTTTTTAAACATGACAGCTATCTCGCCTCGATAGTCAGAGTCTATGACTCCGGCAGTCACTTTTAAAGCATTTTGTAGGCTAAAGCCGCTTCTGTCCCAAATTTTACCAAAGTAAGAGGTGGGTATTTCAAAGGATAGTCCGGTGTGAACCGCTTTTGTTGTATTTGCTGGAATAACAATTTTATGATCGGCATATAAGTCCATGCCAGCTGCGCCATCATAGGCCATTGTAGGGGACTTAGCTGATTTAGTCAGCTTTTTAAATCTAATATTCATTTAGTTTGTAGTGGTTTCTGGTGTAATTTTATTTTCAATAATCTGTATATTATTAATAAGTGTTATGGAGTCTATAGAAAGCATAGTAGGGGTTTTAAAATCGGCAGTAAGAGCCGTTATATCTATATTTTGGAAATCGGTTTCACCGAAAGGGCGAAGTACAATAGCATCATCTATCCCCTTCACTAGTTCAATAATTCCTACATAAGATTCTCTATGTAAACCTTCTCGAACAATAAAGCATTTTGGGCCATAAATATTTATAAAGGCGCTTATACTATCTTTTGAGAACATAATTTTTTTACCTTGGTTAAGTAATGTTCCGGCTCTGTAAGCCATTCATTTTTAAAATCTTTAAAGGGTATGGAACGTCTACCTTCATCATCATACCAGTATTTAGTAATAATGCTTAAAGGCGTAATATATACCTTAGTTGGATGTATTTTTTTGAAATGAATTAAGAAAAAAGCTATTCCACCTAATTCCTTAACCATCTCTAAATACAATAATTGGTGTTGGTGTATATTAGCTAAAGGAAATCTAGTTTTTATTTCAGTTTCCTTCGCATCATAAGCAATAAATTTACCACCACCAATTAGTCCGGCATAATCTACAGTTGAGGTTTGTGCAATTAATCCTCGTTGTGTATAAACAATAGGCACTGGTATCTTTAAAATCAAGGCTTTTCTATCTCGCCTTAAATTTAAATTAATAGCATTTGCTGTCTTTTCTAATTGATTAACTTTCATTATGAGAACCGCCTAAATATTTAGAATATCCTATTTGTTCTTCTAACTTCCAATTTAAATTAGCAGTTATATACTCAATTATATGTTGAGGAATTTTTTTAAAGAATTCTTCTTTTAAATAAAAATCTTTTTTATTAAAAGTTTCAATACTTATAGCACTTTCTAAACAATATTTTTCTAAAATTATTGTAGAATCCCAAATAGCTAGATTGTATTTTATAGCTAAAAAATCTAATTCAATTTTTGGATTCTCCAACAACTCTTCATATTTTATAAATTCTATATTTTTTACCACTTTCCTTAATAATAAAAATAAAGCTATTTTTTCTTCTCTGCATTTAAAAATATTGTCAAATGTCTCTACTATCTTTTGTTCCGTAATTATATCATAAGACCTAAAATCATTAGATAAAAAATCTTCCCAGCTAACCATAGCTAATTCAGGTAAATGGTGAGGGTGTTCAAACATACCTAATAGCCAGGAATAAGGATTCTTGTGTATTATTAAAAATAAAGTGTCTTCAGGAATTGGTATTAAAGAGTTATAATTTGGCAATCCATGTTTCCAGCCGTGATTAAAAACTATTTCAACCTCTCTGATATTATCACGTATAAGATACTCTAACCAGGTAGTTCCTGAATGCCTTTCCCCAAATAGCTGTATTTTAGAAATCATTAGGATTCAAATGGATTGCAACTAATCATTTCTTTAATTTGATCTTGTATAGAAGGTATTTCATCTATTATAGGTTTTTGAATATCTTTACTATTTACCAAAGATCTATCACAACCTGGGGTTGCTTCAAAGAGATCCACTTTTATATCTAAGTTATACTCGGCGATTAGCAACGTTAGTAACTGGTATTTGGAAATGATTTCAGGAGAAAATATATGTCTAACTCCTTTCCAGTAAGTTTCCTTAACAATAATATCCCTAATAATTTTAGCTAGTTGCCAACAAGTAACTCCGTTCCAAAAATGATTTGTGTATCCAAATACTTTAGAACCCTCTTGAGTTTTTAACCACTCTATTAGGGAACGTTGGTTTCCTTCTCGCTCTTCACCAATTAAAGAAGTTCTGATTACAGTAATATTTTCAGGCTCTCCTAAAGCCTTTGTTTTTCCATAATCATCGATAGCGTCTTTAACATCTACCTCTGAGTACTTACCTTTTTTTCCTGAAAATACGCCATCGGTAGTAATATGTATTACATTGACTTCAGTAGTTTCTGCTAAATCACTTAATAGATGTGGAAATATACTATTAACCTGTATAGTCTCATATAAGCCCCTAACTTGCATTCTTGGCCCAATGACCCCGGCACAGTTTATTATGACGTCCTCGGGGCCAATTTGCTCCAATTCTAGCCATTTAAGAACTGTAGCAGGCCTACATAAATCGAATTCTTCGGAACCCAAGGGTACTAGGCCTTTAATTCCTATTAACGCGGAGCTTACATAACGGCCTAACATGCCATTAGCTCCGAATAGATACATCATTATATTGTCTCCTTTAAAATTGTTTCTAAGTCTTTTTTTGACACGGCAAAATCCTTACTGTTATATTCATTATTTTTTAATAAAACTTCATCGTTATAAGTATTTTTATAATGCATTAAATAATATTTGCCAGGATCAGCCACTCTCCCTAATTCTTCTTTAGCAATCATAACCTCATGAATTTTTTCTGAAATACGAGGTTTTCCTATTTTGTATTTTAAACCAAAATTTTCTTTAAAATAATCAAACATATCCTTAACTAAAAAACTTTTTAATTTAGGAATAATATTAAACCCAGTTAATGAAAAACCTATAGGACGGCTAAGCGCGTAATCTATTAAATTTACAGCTTCAGCTACTGAAATCATAAATCTAGTCATGTCCGCACTATACAATGTAAGTGTATATTCGTTAGAAATGGCGTTCTTTATTAAAGGAATAAGACTTCCTGTAGAACCTAACACATTGCCATAGATGGCCGTGTTTAAAACACAGTCTCCAAGAGAGTTTTCAGAATTTACTATGAACAATTCTCCTGCTACAAATTTCATAGAACCATATAAGGTGGTTGCTGCTCTACTTTTGTCTGTAGAAATAAAGCAAGAATCTATATGATTAGTTTCTGCAGCGGCTCTACTGTTAAGAGCTCCATTAATAATTGTTTTGACGGCTTCACTTGGATTTTGGTCAACGGCTTCTATTTGCTTCATACTAGCCGCAAAGATAGCTTTGGAATGACCCATAGAGGCTTCTATCAGCCTTTCCTTATCATTTACGTCACCTATGACACATTTAATATTTGGGAATTGTTTTTTTAAATAATAGTGCTTTGCCTCATCACGGCTATATACGGTAATCCTATTAGTTCCATAATATTCTTTAACTAACGCAGTTCCTAAAAACCCCGCTCCTCCAGTAATAAAAATACGTTCATCAAACATTAGGAAGACCTCTCTCGTATTGACAATCGAGGTAAAGGTTTTAACCATTTACCTAAAAACCACGAGTTCTTATATACAATTTCATCTATAAAATTATAGGCAAGTACTAGAATATGATCTGGATTATACCCACGTAGAAAATCATTATCTAAGATTGGTATATGAGTTCCAGGTGTGAGTTTATTTTGTCGTAATGGAGAGTCATCTATAATAAATGGAATCTCATCTTCTGTAATACCCATAGTGGATAAGTATATATTAGCTTGACCACTAGCTCCATAAGCTACTATTGTTTCATTTTTCTCTTTAATATTATGCAATGTTTGCTTTATATCTGTTTTAAGATTTACTAACTTCTTTTTAAAAACTTTAATTTTATACTCAGTCAAAGCTGGAGGAAAAAAGTAAAGGGGGGTTGCCGGCTTAGTTCTACTAAATATAGCATGTAAAGATGTTCCATGTATACTAATATACTCATAAGAGTCTAAGTATAATCCATGTTTATCCATTAGAGCAGTTAAAGACTCTATTGTATAATAAAATAAATGCTCATGATAGAAAAATGGAAAGCACATCTCATCTAGTAAATAATGAAAATCCTGCACTTCTATAATTAGTTTGCCGTCAGGACTTAATAAGGTATCTATACCATCTATAACACTTTCCAAATCTTCCATATGGGCAAAATTGTTAGCGGAAAATATAACATCCATAAGCCCAAAATCATTTTTTATTTTAGTAGCTACTTCGTTATCAAAATAGTTATTAACTAGTGTAACTCCTTTAGGAACAGAGTCTAAAGCAACATTTGATGGGTCTACATTTATTACTAAATGATTCCCTAATTCCATTAGTCTTTCTCCTAGTGGGCAAGAGTTTCCTCCTATTTCTAATATACTAGAGGACGAAGCTAATTCGTTATGTAAACTTTCGGCTTCCGCATAAAAGTGATCTTTTAAAGTTTTAGTAGCGTGTGTATTATAAAAATAGTTATCGAATAGCTCATGTTTTGGTATCCTATCTTCTTTTAAAACTTGAGCTAATCCACAATCTTTACAATATAAGATTCTAAGAGGTTTTAAAACGTCGTCTTTAATATCTTCTAAGAAATTGCCTGCTATAGGTGCATGATCCATAGAAAATATAATATCGATGTTAGTTGAGTTGCATATAGCGCATTTCATCTTTAATTTTTGGTTTTGTAATAGTTAAGTCAATACTGAATCATGTCATCCAGCATTGTTTCAAAAGTATACTTCGGAACCCACCCTAATTCTTTTTTAGCTTTAGAGCAGTCTCCTTTTAATACATCTAGTTCTTCTGGACGTAAGAATTTCTCATCAACTCCTACAAAAAATTTCCAATCCGGTAAGCCCAAAGCTGTAAATACATAATCTACTAGGTCTCTTATTGAATGAGAAACTCCGGTGCTACATACAAAATCTCCAGGGGTATCCTGTTGTAGTATGAGTCACATAGCTTCAACATAATCTTTAGCATGGCCCCAGTCTCTATAGGCATCTAAATTTCCTAAATAGAGCTTACCACTAAGTCCAAGTTTTATTTTAACAGCTTCTTTTACAACTTTATTAGTAACAAAGTTAGTTCCACGTCTGGGAGACTCATGATTAAAAAGTATTCCATTAGAAATAAACATATCGTAAGCATTTCTGTATACATGAGTTAAATTATAAGCATAGACTTTAGAGCATCCGTAAGGCGATACAGGGGCTAATGGGGTAGTCTCTCGTTGGAACCCGTCTGCATCTATACTATTACCAAACATTTCAGAAGAAGAAGCTTGATAAATTTTAGCTTTTGGACAAACAACCTTTACAGCTTCAAGTAAATTTAGAACTCCGAGGGCCACCACATTAGTTGTATATGTAGGTTGTTCAAAAGAAATTCTAACATGCGATTGGGCCGCAAGATTATATATTTCGTCTGGCGTAGAATCCTTTAACGCTTTAAGTAAAGATACCATATCTGTCATATCAGCATATACTAAATTAAGTTGTTTAAAAATAGAGTCTAATCTAGCCGTCTGATTTTCCGCAACTGAATTACGTTTTAAGGTTCCTCAAACTTCATAGCCTTTTTCCAACAATAATTCTGCAAGATAGGAACCATCCTGTCCATTAATTCCCGTTATTAACGCTCTTTTCATTTTTATAATTCCTCGTTTATTAGTTTGCAAATAAAGTGAATATCCTCGGGTGATAACCCTGGGTGATTCGGTAGGTACATTCCAAATTTTGAGATATAATCTGCATTAGGTAAGTTGACTGCGGCTCCGTTATGTTTCACATAAAAAGGTTGTGACCCCATTGACCCACAAATTAAAGGACGCACTTCTACGTTATTTTCTTGTAGTTTTTTTACAATTTTATCTCTATTAGTACTTATTATTGGAAAAGCAAAATTAGAAACTATGTCATCCTTATGAAGGGGAGGGGTCCAGGCTAAATGCTGTAAGAGTTCTCTATATAATTTATAGTTTAAATGTCGTATATCAATATTTTTATCTAGTTTATCCAATTGTCTTAAACCTATATAGGCCTGTAAGTCTGTTGATCTTAAGTTAAAGCCAGCATTATAGAAAGTATATAAAGCATCAAACTCTGAAATATTCCAAGCATTTTGTAATTGATCTTGAGTATTGGTACTTAAATCTCTATCCCAACCATGGCTTCGTAAAGAAAGTAATAACTCATATAACGCAAAACTATCAGTACTTACAAACCCACCTTCAATGGTAGAAATGTGATGTCCAAAAAATGTAGAAAAACTAGACATAAGCCCCACTGTTCCAAGCTTTACCCCGTGGTAAGTTGAACCTAGGGATTCGCAAGCATCTTCTAAAAGCAGAACGCCATAACGTTTACATAAGTCTACAATTTCTGTCATATTAGGAACTAATCCTAAAACTGAAACTAACATTAGGACTGAAATATCGTTAGATTCAAATATAGTCTCTAAGACCCTTAAATCTACTGATAAGTTATCCATATTAACGTCACACAAACTAACGTTGTACCCCAACTGTATGGCGGGCGCTAAATCTGTAGCCCAGGCAACTCCAGGAATAACTATATTATTATTTTTTAAGTACTTTCCTTCTTTTAAGGCCGCTAACATTAAGAGATTAGCAGAAGAGCCTGAATTACAAAAAACAGAATATTTTCTTCCTAACCACTTAGACCATTTCTCCTCCAATAACTTTGTTTGAGGGCCCTTTGTTAATCTAGGATATGTTTTTAACCATTCTACTAAATTATCTATATCACTATTATCAATAGCATCATTTATTAAATTTATCATTAGTATTTATTGATTTTTATTTAAGCTGTTCATACACTTTCTTTATGCCCTCTTCCAGAGGTGTAAATTCGAATTCTGGAAATAAGGACATTAATTTAGAAGAGTCTATATCTTTTCTGTGCTGTCCATTAGGCATTGAAGTATCATATCTAACTTCTAAATGTTCGGCATTAAGAGCTTTTAAAGCTATAACTACCATTTCATTTATACTTAAATTTTGATTTGGTGGGGCTATGTTTACATTTTCATATGTATCAGTATAGATCATTAGTTTTATAAGTCTTGCTAAATCTCCGGCATACATAAATTGTCTAAGAGGAGTACCATCACCCATTAAGATTATAGTAGAATCTCCATTATCAAGAGCTTTCCTAATTTTAGTTAATAAAGCAGTTAAGAAATGACTTTTAGTTGGATCAGTTTTATCCCCATCTCCGTATAAATTACATGGAATAATATAATTATAATTAGTATTATATTGAGTATTATAGGCATCAATTTGTACCGCCATAGCTCTTTTAGCATACGCGTAAGAGAAGTTAGTGGGTGTGGGAGGGCCATCATGTAGTTGTTCCTCAGCCATCGGATATACAGTAGCCTTGCCTGGAAAAATACAAGAACTTAGGATTCCAACAAATCTTGGTGTTTTAGTTAGCATGGCATATCTAAGTAAATTAGTATTCATCAGAATATTGTCCGTATAGTATTCTGCAGGATGCTCAATGTTATCTAAGATACCTCCAACTCTCGCGGCCAGGTGTATTATACATGCGGGTTTTAGATGATAAAACAACTTTCCTACATCATCTTCGCTTCGCAAGTCATAGTCATCGGACGACAGATACACAGCATTGGGCATAATTTCTTGCAAACAACTGCCCACTAGACCACTTCCACCGGTTACTACTGTTAGAGTTGACATATTACTGTTAACCACACTCATAAATTATAGGCCAAATATTTTATACATAAACTTATCTTTTTCATAAATCTCCATTTTTAAAGCTGCAGGTATTTCATAGCAATCCACAGGCTTTCTATTACTTTTCTGAGGTTTTTCAGAAGCTTCGACTTTTTTCACACTTTTAGGGCCGTTAAAAGGGACGCCGTGTTGCACACATAAAGCCTTTAATTCCTCAGAAATATTTTTTTGATGTAAGATGTGGTAGTTGTTTTTTATCCACTCCAACTCTTCACATACTTCGTCATTAGATTTTAAATCAGTTATTTTTTTAGACCCAAATTGATCTAGGAAACCAAAAGTATAATACCCTATTTTTAAACGTGTTAGCTCTTTAAAAACATGATAGTCATAAGTATGATGCTGTCTAGATAAAACATTTGCGTGTTGCAATAAGAATTTATTGTCAAACATATTCCCCAATATTTTAACTAATCCCAAATCTCCGCTTAAACTATGTTTTTCAGAAATATAACGATTAATATGCCCTTCATTTGGATCTAAGGGCTTTGCATGACTTTCCTTAATTTGGGCATACTTAGGATCTAAACATCAAAAGGTAATTAAAGAGATATAGTAGTCTAAAGGTTCTCTGACAATACAAACTTTTTGTTCATTAGAAATTAAGCCATTATTTTTACAAAAATGATAGTTTCTATGGTGTCCCAGAGTGTACCCTTTGGGTAAAACTCTATGCGCATAAGTTCCAGCTGTCTTTGGCTGATGAAATATTATGAATTCTGGCATAGTATTGTTAACCATTCCTTAGAGTAAACTTTGAATTGTGGATATTTTTTTCTGATAGTCTTTACTACTGTGTTGTTATCTTCAAGAAAACATACAAAAGTGTCAGATAAAAATGGAATAGCATCCTCTAGTGTCTGTAAAATAGTTTCATCAGTGTGGTAGGCATCATCAACAAATATGTCTATAGTCCTACCCTTTAATATTTTTTCTAAATAATTAGAGTTAGATACAAACTGATCAAACTCAAATACTTCCGGTAATTTATTTGGAAAAGCTCCTAAATCTAACAAGGTTTGTAGATTATCTTCAAAGTAAGTTAAACTGATGTCTAAACCTATTACAGAGCCATTGGGGAATAAATCCCCCCAAAGAGCTAAACCGGAACCTTTTAAAATTCCAACCTCTACTATTGTAGGAGCCATGCTGGAATTAACAAAGGGTAGTAAATGTTGGGCATATTCCGAATTGTAGGCAGTTGGCAGCATTCTGTCGCCACCCTGCATACCTATTGTCGATAGGTATCGTTCCGATCTGGGGTCCCTTTCACTAACATGTTTTATGGGCACGTTTGTTATAAGGCCCCCATATTTTTTTTCAGTTGTTTCTAGAAATTCTTCTAGTTGTGGTATAGTGTAGCTCATGTAACTCCTTATAATTTAATACTTGTTTCTCAGTATAGATCTGATATGTTTCTATCCCGATTCGCAGGACCAAACCAGGTTGCTGGAAACACTACTTTCTTATCTTTATTTTTATTTAAGTAAGCCCCTCACCAGGAAAAACTCGAGTTAGCAATGATGTTATGACTACACCTAGATAAAATATTCATATCTATAAAGTCTTTCTCTCCTTCGATGTATACTGCGCTATCCCCGAACACAGATTTACACCAAGGAACGTCATCGCTCACAATGATTTTTTTAGTATTCTTAGGAAATAAATCTAAACCTTTAAAATAGTATTCAGGTGTTAAAGGTAAATGAAACTGTGGGGTTTCTAAATAATCCCCCCTTCTAACATGAATTCCGATAGTTTCTTCTGTAAATAGATTTCCATACTTAGAAGTGATATATTCATTAGTTTCAGATGGCAATTCAAATAGATTTTTAATAAAAAGCTCGTTATGTTTAAAATACTTATCTGATTGAAAATAACCCGTTAGTATAGAATTGTTAGAACAATTTATTTTTTTAAAATGAAAATAAGGCTCCTTGTACTCATTCACACAGGCACTTACATTGGCATGCGGTACTTTCCAAAAAATGGTATCTTTATACACATTTACACGATCATAGTAGTGAGTTCTACACTGTATAGGCTGATCTAAGTTAAATCCGTATTCTCAGTCATTGTCGATAGCTAAAGAAACTACATTTGCTATTTGAAATAGTAAGTTCCCCAAACCACCCATTAAGTTAGCTGTTAGCATTGGCTGCTTTCCTTCTTTTGAAATTTTGTATCGCTCGGTTGGCATTGACAGCTGCTTGCAGAAAAGTGGCACCGTTTGAAGCAGACTCTGGCAAAATTCTATAGTTATATAAAATTGCGTCTACAAAGTAAGGAGTAGTAACTTCGCTAAGTTTATATACCAAATCCTTGTCTCCTCCAGGACTGAGTGTTAGGTCATATCCTAGACTTTCGTTATAAGTAGTTCTTCTAAATGTTTTTAAATGGCTAGGCGGACAATCGTAAATTGCCTCATGTTCCCCTAATTTTCGACACCACCCCTCTTTAAGAGGTAGTAGGGTTTCATCACACAGCATAAAATTTGAATATACGAATCCACGCGCTCCTTTATCATACTCTTCTAGAATTTTTGCCGTAGCTTGCGGAAGCAGTGCATCGTCCGAGTCTAAAATACCGATAATGTCAGTTGGGGAGTTAGCAATCATATTTATCATAGTCTGCAAACTTCCTAGATTTTTAGAATTTTGTACACAAATAAATTTATCATTATTAGCTACTAGGTTTTTTATAAATTCTGCGGAGCCATCAGTACTAGCATCGTCTGTTATAAAAGCGCATCACCGGTCACAGTCTTGTGCCATTAGCGACTCATATCAGTCTTCTAAATACTTTTCTTTATTATAATTTGGTGTTATGTAAGTTATATATTCCATGTAAAGATATGTCCTTATATTTCTGAGGGCTTTAATCCTCATTTTTCTGTAAAGTATTTGGTATTGTGTCCTATTATGTTCACAGAACGATCGCCGTTTGCATATAAATTGTTTCCGTGAGATGCTTGGGTCCCTACTTCTCCATTTTTTAATACATAGCTAGCATCTTGCAGCCTCTTCCCAAAGTCTATGTCTTCGTGTCCGTAATTTCCATCAAAATTTATGTCGAAAAGACCTATAGCATCTAACACTGTTTTTCTAATTCCTAAATTAGCGGTACTGAATCAACCATCGGCGGTCTGACCATTTCAAAATTTTATAATTCCTCTAGAAACATCGGCTGTTTTTAAAGTGTCTAAATGAGCTTGTATGAAGTTATTCGAAGTGGGTATACAATCATCATCTAGCAAGATGATATAAGGAGAAACACACAAAGCAACAGACTCATTGAATCTAGCAACTCTGTGGTAGCCAGCATCCTCATTTCATATAAATTTTGTAATTATTGAGTAAGTTGCGGCATTGATAGGGTCACAGCTTCCGTCATCATTGATGATGAGATTAAAATTAGTGTTAGTTTGTTTCCCTAACATTTTTAAGGTTTTTAACAGTTCAACTGGCCTGTTATAAGTTGTGATGCAAATATCTATATCTTTCTTTTCCATATTAAAAACCTATTTTCTCTTCAACTTCGAAGGGAAATTTATTAATTGTTAAGTAGTGATGCAGTACGCTTTTGTAATGCCTATTTTTCAATTCTTGAGAAATTCATAAAAATTCTTGAACCACTTTTTTATCTAAAAACGGGTATCTACTTTCAATACCATACGCACCTCCTACATACTCCTCTTTGGCCAAGTAAGACTCCATAGACGAGCCGTAAAAAGACGCTCAAGGAAACACAGTATTCAAGTCTTTTGGAAACAGTCCTCCAAAATTGGAATGTGGGTATTTCGATTTCCCACCAAACCCGTAATCTGAAAACAATTCATCAGCACCAGCTCCGCTTATGTGAATTTTTAATCCAACGCTCTTTGCTTTTGCGCACAAATACGAGAATTGATTAGAACCGTTATCGTCTACAAGTTTTAAGTTGAATTCGTTATAGCTGGATGAATCTGAGCGTATGGTGTACACGAAGCTGTCTGTATTACGTACTATAAATTGATGTGCCAAATCCAAATCCTCGGGACGCACTGTGTACTGATCGATGCGAGTTGTGTTTTTTAAAACATCATATCTTTCCGCTAAAATCTTTTTATTCTCGTGGCCAACGTGAGTATAGGCTTGAAAAGGTACTTTTAGTTTGTGCATTTCACAAGCAATGGCACCGCTGTCATACCCACTAGATAGCCCTATAAAGATTTTTTCTCTGATGTTAGTTTTAGCACGTTTTTTAATGCTTTCAGAAAAAGCGATCGCTCAATCGTCAAAATCAGTTTTATATTGGTCTAAATTAAACTCGAAATTAGCGAAGGATCTTAATAGTTGCTTCGTTTTTAAATCAAAAACAAAGGTTGTGTTTGCTGCACATTTTTTTATATCAGTAAATCCAAGCTTGTATAAAGGATCGGCGTAACTTGCTATTCCGATATCCTGCGAGTTAATTGAAAAAAATAGAGGTTTTGTTTTAAAGGTATCGGTACTAATAAGTAAGATTCTTTTATTAAAGTCTACTAACGCCAAAGCAAACTCCCCATCTAGCAATTTTGTAAATTGCTCCCCATACTCCTTGTATAGTGGAATAAGACATTTTGTATCATTATCAAAGCCATCGAAATTATAAATTTCGCCGTTAAACAATACAACGACGTCGTCTTCTAACAAAGGCTGCGAAGTTCAAGCCCCTGTTATACTGAGCAAATTGTGCAAAAAAGTTATGCCATTAATATTTTTAATGTTTGTACTATCGGGCCCACGCAACTGGAGAAGTCTATTGATCTGTGGTAGATTTTCTACATCTTTTGTAGTTAGTAAAAAAGAACACATGCTATGACTTAGTCCTTATTTGTGGTATCAATTTGTTTTTGTGTAGCCCGCCATTGGCATATCCAGGCAAAGTACATATAGATACAGCTGTTTTTCACGCTACAAAGGGCAAACTTAGTTGGTCTCTGGAAGAATACTTACAAATTTGCTCTCACCAACGTAAATTCAATACTTTGATTTTATCAGTATTTTTGCGTATGAATGTTGGAAGTTCATACAGTCCATTATTCTTTGGGTAGCATTGGCTACGATAGTAGTCCATTTGTCTATGAATGTTTTCAGGTAAGTCATATTTTAATTTCAATAACTCAGAAGCTTCTTCATAAATACAAGTTCTATGGGTATGTTTAAATACTCCTAAATCTTTGTTATGTAAATACTGCTCACAAAATTCTAAAGGATTTTCAATTACCTCATGGGTGGGATCGTGCCATATTCAATAATTATAATCTGGGAAAAATAAATGAGGCATTATCTTATAAATTTTAGCATTTCGTCTATTTCTATATAGAGAGTCTAAACTAAAATCAAGTGCTGGTAATTGAGTTCAGCCTTCACATTTTTGTGGTTTGTCTACAAAGGCAAAGTAATCTACATCTTTAAATATATTGTTAGGAGTATGTAGTTTAGCCACATTCCCACAAATAGCTGTTATAATTGCAACTTTAGTCATGTATTTTTTTTACGTAATTTAATTCCTGTCTTATAGTTTCTGTAGCAATATTTTGTTGAACCTGACCTGACCAGAGTCTGTTTACTACTAAACAATCGTCTAAAATTTGAGGTAGGCCGAAGGTATCATATAATCGTTTATAATATTCTACATCCATTAAATATATCAAATTTTCATCGAAAAGTAAAGGTTTATAATTTCTTATAGCTAATACGCTTGGACTACTGATAGTATTGACTCCGTGGTGAATATTAAGACCATATCGTGGAACCATTTTAGCTCCCGAGGTTGTCTTAGAGCCTGTTACAGCTCAAACTACCTCTGAAGTAAAAGTTTTATAAATTTTTTCAAGTGAAGTATTTTTATATAAAAAGTCATCTTGAAATAAGATTTTTATTATATCTCCACTACAGCATTTAATGGCATTATTAATATTGGCAGAACTATTTCCACGATTTAGCTCATTTTTTATATATATAATATTTAAAGTATCTTTATACTTTTTACATAAAGCTTTTATGCTCTCATTAAGGCTATGGTCTGATACTACTACTTCGAAATCCTTAAAGGACTGTTGTAAGAATATATTAAATTGGTATTCTAAAAATTCTACCCCTTTCCCTAACATTTCATAAGTAGGTATAGCTATTGATAACATTATATTAATTCCTTAATTCCATTGTTTCATAAGTGTGTTTTTCACGCAGCCTCCTATTAGTTGTATTTTATATATTTATACACCTAAGCACTGAGAATAGTTTCTTTTCCCTTTTAGTATATCACTAAAACCCTCTTCTTGTCCACAAATTCTTGGATTAGCAAAATAAGTATTTAAAGTTGGCTGTAAGTTAGAATAATAATAGTTATCTATAGGAATATTTAACTGCTTTAACTCTTCTACGATTTTATGAAATACAAAATGTTGATCATTTAGTAGATAAGAGTGTGTAGTTAACCCCCTACTCTTAGCTATATATTTTGAAACAGGTATTGCCGGTTCTAAAAAATTAGCTCCTAAATAAAATAAATCTCAATCCTCTGGTAATTCTGTACAAGTTTGTTTTAGTCTATCAAAAAAATTATTGCAAAATAATACATCATCTTCTAAGATCCATATAGTTTTATACCTATTTATACTGGCATCTTCTATAACTTTTTGATGACTAGTAAGACATCCCCAAGCTCCTTTACAGGCCCCCTTCCAGTGAGAAGGTATAATTGTTAATGGGTCGTCAGCGTCTATAGCTTTAAAAATTTTTACAGTAGGCAAACTATCATTTGGTATACTAGCTCCCCATTTAGTTTTAAAAGAAATTAGTCTATCCGGTCGTTTATGTAAGTTAATACAATAAATGGCGTCTATGTCTGTCAATTTCATAATTAAAAGCCAAGCTCACTTGTGTAGTTACATACCCTTCCTTGGATATCACTATAGCTATTATTGTCCTGACCACATAATCTAGGTACACTAAAATATGTATTAAATCTTTTTTGTAAATCGGTCACGTAGTATAAGTCTATAGGATCTTTTGCTACGGGCAATTCCTTAATTATAGTTTGAAAAATATTATGTTGATTGTTTAAAAGGTAGGCGTGAGTAGTAAGGCCTACAGTCGTGGCAAGATGTTGTGATACACGTTCAAGCGGTTCTTGTGGGTTATAGCCTAAGTATAGTCAGTCCCAATCCTCTGGTAATTCATCTAATACTATTGCTAATTTATTAGAAAAATCAGCATCAAAAGTAACGTCATCTTCTAAAATCATAATAGTTGTTTCATTGGAGGTTACAGCCTCTCTAATAACTTTTAAGTGACTTAGAGTACAAGCATAAGCCCCAGGCAGGCCCCTTCAGCCTGCCGGGAATGCTTGAGATTGACTACGAGCGTCTACCGCTTCGAGAATCTGTAAGGAGGGTATGTCAACGTTTGTGGTAAAAGCATTTTTGAATCTTTCTTCAAAAAGTGTTAATCTATCTGGTCTGCGTTTTAAGTTTATACAGTAAATTTTGTCTACAATGTTATTTAATTGCATCTAAATTAACTCCTCTAGAAAATTGTTAAACACTTGTTGCTGTTCTTCAAAATTTATAATTTCTCGTATTTTGACTGCAGCGTTATGTTGTAAATTATGTCTATAAGTTTCGTCAGTTAAGTATCTATCTAATTTAGATTTAAACTCAGCAGTAGACTCAAGAATAATACTTGTTTCATCAGTAATCCATCGTTCCATAGTCTTGCCCCTAACGAAGGGTTTAAAAGCTATTATAGGTCTTCCTGTAGCTAAACTTTGAATTGTAGCAAACCCATAACCCTCTTTTTCTTTAATATGCATAGTAGCTATTTCTTCCTTGAAACTGTCGTACAAGTTAGGGCCACTTATGTATCCATTAGGCTCCCCAACTCCATATCTTCTAAAATCTAAATTTGGAAATTGGGCCGTACATTGAGAATACAAAGCTAAAGAGTGTGCCCAAAATTCCCCATAACTATTAATATAGCTATTTAGAACAGTAAGGGATTCTTCTGGAGCTTCTTGGAATACTTCATAGTCTACAGGGAGTAGTATATGTGAAGAATGCACACCTTGTAATTTTCCAACCTGATAGGCATGTAAATTAGCTGATAGTACGTTCTTAAAATAATTAAAATTTATTACTCCAGTATGGTATTCATTTCCATAATAAGAGATGTATTTTACAGAGGAGCCTTTCTTATTTATAATATTATTAATAACATCATTCTGCTGCTCAAAACAAGGGTTAATAACTGCGTCAATTATATCAGTATCTAAAAATTCTTGATAACTAATAGTAACTCTATTTTTAGTAGACGCAGTATATTTTAAACCGTATTTTATAACCGGTACCCAACTTTGATCTAAAAAATAAATATTATGATCAGTGTTTTTACTTAAAAGAAAAAATGCTTCATCTACATCTGGGTGCATGGAAGGTAGTAATATATTCATTAATTTAGTAATGAGTACCAAGAAGCTTTTATATTAGCTTTATCTACCTGTTGTTTTAAAATAGGAATAGCCTTCTGGGCTTCTTCTTTCCAATACCCATAATTCTTTTTTACTTCTTTTATTTGTGCAATTGCTTGACCCATGTCTGGATTATATTGCATACCTATAGACCCTACGTCATCAGGCCTTCCTGAATAGTAAGCATCGCTAAAGTCACCACTTTCTACCCATAAAATTCCTGGAATATCTTTTAAATCTAAATGAGCAGTGTTTTTACTTAGTATCACAGGTATTCCTTGTAAAAGGGCTTGCCTAGGCGTAATACTATAACTCTCTCCAGCTGATAGAAATACATAGCAATTTAGTAATTCCCACCAGGATTGGTATTCTTCGTTATCTAATGTTTTATGTTGAAGAATAATATTATTGGGTTCTTGGGCAATGTGTTCCTTTAATTGGTTCATCATAACTGGAGTATTTACAAATCTTCTGGAATGAAGTTTCAAATAGTCATTTTCAGTTTTACAAGCATTAAAAGCATCAATTATATTATCTACTTTTTTCCTATCCCAAAACCCACCTGAATACCCATATACAAATTTATTGGGTTCTGGATTATTAATAAAGTTTGGAAAGGAAGCTATATGTTCTACTTTATATATTTCAGTTTCTGGGTATTCTTCTTTTAAACAGTCAGTTAGCCATGAATTTGTAACTACGATATTATCAAAAGTAGGTATTATATCTTTTAAAGTAGAAACTCCAGTGTTTTCCCACATTAAATACCAGTAAGTATTTGCGTCGTAAGTGTTTTTAATCCAGGAAGTTAAATTATTATTATATTCAATAATATTAGATTCCAGGTCAATTCCTGATACGTGTACAAATTTACAATTTTTGTAATCAAGTGGCTGTCTAATATGAGCATTTTCATATTTTTTATATAATTTAAGCCATTTAAAATCTTGTTCATGTTTTTTTAAAGTAGTAGGCATAAAATTAGTTAAAGTGCTTAAAAATATAAAATTTCTATGTAAGCGATCTAGTGGTCGATTGAAAGAAATATGTTTAAAATCTTTAAATACATGTTTATATAGATTACATAGGTGTGCCCCCAATCCATCTTCTTTGTAATGAAATCCGTGAAGAATAACTGATTTATCAACCTCTCCTGTAGGTTCTAATTCTTCACAACTAATAGTTCCCAAATAAGCATCTATGTCGAAGACTTTCTTTTTAATGATTAGATTGGTTATATCTAATTTTTCAAAAGTAGATTTGTTGCCCGACACAGCCGCCATGAGCCCTGAAGGTTTTTTTAAATCATTAGGGTTGGACGGACTAATTGTACATTGTATAGGACCGGTGAAGTTAGTGCCTTGGTAAAAATTAGTTACTACGTTACAGGTATGTTTATTATTATTTGCTTTTATTATAGTTTTACATTGCAGAGAATTAACTAAAAGATTTTCCCATAAAAAATTTAAGTATACTTCAATATCTACAGTAGTATTATACTCAATTTCTATAGAATAAATACTACCGGCTTTAAAATCTTTTACGTTTTTTAACCACCAAGTTTTATAAGTTCCTAAATCTTGTATCATTTTTAAATTTGATTTAAGTAAAGGCGCCGGCTATTAACCAGCGCCTATAATACTTATTAGTCAAAAAGACCGCCTTCTTCTTCTTCAGCAGCTTCAGCTGACTGATATTGAGAAAGTATATTTTTGTGACCACCTTTGCCATTACTACCGATATCAGCATATACTGATACAGTTTTTCCTCGAATAGCGCCGACTATATCTTCTACTTCTACGCTTTCTGATATAACGTCTGCTTTATCTACAGCTCTTAATAGATTTATTACAAAAGGAAGAGCCTTTTCTGTCATAGTAAAGGTATTCCACGCTTTCCTATTTTTGTGTTCTCCGTCTGCTACTGTAAATGTCACATTAATTGTTTCATTGTTATTTGAGGACTTTCCAACTTTTATGTCACCTATAGTGCATGTGTATCTTCCTTCTGGAAGAGGGTCGAAAGTTCCTGACTTATCTGCGGATTTTTGTAAATTATATCCCATCTGTGTTGTCTTTGGTTAGATCATTTATTAATAAAATTGCTTCGTCTTCTTTAAGATCCAGCACACTGTTTACGCTGTAGTCTGTTGCTAAACGTTTTTTGGTAGCTTTTTCCCCTACTTTTTTAGTTATTTTTTCTAAGGCCATTAGGGTACCGGCCTGAACACCCGCAGTTTTTAAAGCTTTACCTTTAAATTTAATTTCTGCATGTCTTCCGACGGTGTCTTCTAATGCTTGTTGCTGGTTAAAAACAACTGGCTCTCTTTCTAAAGTCTCGTTACCTAGATATTTTGTAAAAGATGCGTATGAGAATTCAAAAGGTTTGTCTTTTGGTAAACGGTTAGTTCTATCTTTTTCTACAATAGCCATATGTTTTGTACCTTCATTATATAATTCTATAACGACGTCAAACATGAAAGGCATATCTTTTGGTACATCAGGCTGCGTCCCAATAACTTTCATAAAATCTCCATCTTCAGAGGAGTATAAAGTTTTAGATTTAGCAGTTACAATAATATTCATGTCTAAAGCTAGCATCTTATTTACCATGTATTTTACTTCAGCTTTTATGTGTCTGTAGTCTAAAGGTTGTAGTACATAATCGCTTTTACCATTTTTGATAGCCATTTTTTTAGTAAAACCTAATATTATTTGATCATAAATATTAGTAAAAGGATCTACTACTAACGTCTTTCTATCCCGAGGGTCCTCTAATAATTCATCAATAGCTTTTTTTACCATTGTTGGATTAGCTGTCTTAATCCTCTCGAAATCAAAAAATTCTCCATAGTACTCCGTTCCTTTTTCTGCGTCTATTACCGCACAATTTGGAAAATGTAATGAAGCTACAGATTTACCAGTTCCGGTTGCTCCATAAATAAGCATTTTTAAACGTGTTGCCTGTTTTTCGGCAGGTTCAAATAGTGAACTCATTCTTTGTATTGGTTATTTTGTGTATCTACGAACAATATCATAGGCTTTATAAGTAGCTTCAACGTCTCTTAAACAATAATCTTTTATTGCTTCTATTCTTCCAGCTTTAAAAGCTGTGTATACGTCTTTAGCTGCTATATCGCCTTCCTTAGGAGAAGGTATTCCTAAGAAGTCACAAGCTAATCTTAATGTGGGAGCCGCGTATCTGTCGTAGTCAGAAATATGGTTCATTACATCAAAATGTGGGTGCTTTTGAAATCGTCTAGTATCTGTGAAATCTTTGGAAGTTGGAAGGATTTTATGCATCATTGAGCGTTTTACAATGAAAGGTACATCGAACCCTAACCCATTATATGACACGTAAAGGCCATAATAATGATTCTTAACTATATTCCAGAACTTTATTAGGATTTCTTTTTCTTCTCCTATTAGGCCTAGTTTTTCGAACTGGCCCTTGTCGTTTGTCTTCATTAAACCAATACAAATAATTTCTCCAAAATAAGGGCTTGTCGCCATTACGCGATTCTTTAGTTCCTCTGGAGATTCGTCCGATTCTTTTTGTCTGTTTATTTTCTTTTGAAGCTCTTCCTCTGCTATCTCTGATAGCTTAGTTTGTTGAGGAATAGTTTCAATATCTAAGGTCAATGTGTCCATAGTTTTTATGGTTAGTTCTATATATTAATATAACCATGATTTGCTTATAAAAGCAATGGTTCTTTTGTAGGTGCTATACGAAATAAATCTTTATGTTCTGGAAATCGTGTGTTAGCTTCACTTAACAATAATTCCTCATTGTTAGTTTTGCTAGACAGGTGTCCAAACATAAGCCATTCTACTGAGTCCAAGTCAAGATCCTCATCAATAAAGTCTAATACTTGGGCGTTACTTAGATGTCCGTAAGGACCGTCTATTCTGCCTTTTAGTATTATGTCATATTCATGGTGACCCCATAAGGTTTCGGTATCATAGTCCGCTTCAAGTAAATACGCGTCACACCCTTTTAAGGAGTGCCTTATCAGTCTTGTAAAACTTCCAGTGTCGGTTAGATACCCAAATTTCTTACCATTAGATAAGTCTTCAATTACATATCCCACACTATCAGCTACATCGTGTTTAGTACTAAAACTAGTTATTTTCAAATCTTCTAGAGTGGTACTTGTGCCAGCTTCGTGATAAATTACATCACATTTATTAAATGAGGCTTGCTTTTCCATAAAACATCTTTCTGGAAGATATATTGATTTACCAGTTTTTCTACCAAAAACTCCAGCACCAGATATGTGGTCTCCGTGCTCATGGGTTATGAATACAGCCTCTGGCTCAACATCTCCCATAGCTTCTTTTAAGCGTTTGTAACTTACTCCTAAATCTATAAGTATACTAATCTTATCAGTACTAATTAAACACGAATTTCCAGAACTACTGCTAAATAGAGAGTGTATTCTCATAATAGTATTTGGTTAATCTGTGGTAGTCAAAATTCCAGGCTTTACTCTTACTACCCTAACAGAAGCTTTATTAAATTTTCTGATTTGCAGTTTGCTATCATAAATTTTATCTTCTTCATATAGCTCCGTTAATATTGCCTTTTGGCTATGATCTAAGCTGCTACCTGCGGACCTTAAGGACCGTGATACCTCATTATAAGCTAGTGCAAATATAATACTGGGGGTAGGTTCGCTAGATCCTTTTATTGTACTCCAAAACCCTACTATAGGGGCTGGAGATTGATCTACATCCATAATGCTGTCGGCTTGTAATCTTAGCCTTCCGCTTGAAATAAGTTCATTAAGTATTTTTAGAAATCTATCAGACGCTAACTCAGCTGCTGCTTCTGTTACTAAGCTTTGAACTTTTTCTTTTAAATGCTCAAATAGTCTCTCTTGAAAATCTTTAGCTTTTCTTCTAGACCATAAAAATTCAGATAAATATTTATAACTAGTACTGAGTAGGGCTACATTTCTAGAAATTCTAATATCATTAGATTGCCCTTCTACAATTGCATAGTATGTGCGTAAAAAATCGTCATAAGTTTTTTCTAATAATACTGGGTTTTGATTTAAAATATGGTGTATATACCTTGCGGTAAATCCTGGATAGTATTTACTTACTCCTTGAATCTTTTTCCCTAAATCTAAATCTCGTTCGTAAGTTCCATCAAGATTTACCATAAACATACGGGATAAGTTAGAAGCTTCCCCTGCTGGGGTGTCTTCTCCGCTGAACATAATCCAACCTCTTATTACATAAGTTTTAGCTATTCCTAAAGAAGCGTTCATTCTAGATCTTGTAGTATTATCTGCAAAATTTTGCATTAATCCTAAAGCAGCATTATAAGCGCTTGTAGTAGCCATGTTCTTTTGTTTAAAATCATCAATTGCAAATATTGCATCTTTAAAAAAGTAACCAATTCTTCCAATACTATTTGCAGTGGATCTCCATGAAGCTACAGTTTTGAAATTTCCATATAAAGTTTGTAACATATTAACAAAGTAAGATTTACCCCTACCTGTCTGGCCTCTAACAAAGAATAGGTATCTTGTTTCATCACTGCCTAAAAACGGAAAAATGATAGGCAAATAGGCATGACCTATAGCTGTATGGGATACTTCAAAACTAGAAAGGCGAATTAGATCTTCTCCAATACTTTCTCTAGCTATTTCAAATTCTTCATCACTAAGCATACACATGTCTAAATCACATGAAAATTGCTCATCTGCTAAACTAATGATGATTTCATCGTTTTCTCGTACACCATCTTTATCAATTAAAACAGAAGGGGTTCTATAAACTTTAGGGTACAAGTCTCCTTTCGGAATATTGTTGTATCCAAATTGTTTTAATACGGTGATGTCTTTTGCTTCTGAGTATTTTTGAACTGCGTGTTGTATTGTAATAATATTATCCATGAGTAATTGGTTTGGTCCTAAAACGGCGGTTACATAGGCTCTAAATTCATTAGGGTTAGAGTAATCTTCAGCTGTCATACAGAATTTTTCCTCTCTATTTTCATTTATTATATCACCACTAAGTAAGGTTTTTTCATGTAAACCATCCGCCACTCTTTTTACTTCGTTTAAATTAACTATAAAGCTAGATATTTGCCTAGTACTTGGGGCTTGATCTTTCTTAGCAGGCATTCTCTCATAATAAGCTGTGCCTGATTGAAATACAAAACTTAATTTACTAGTCGAGTTATCTTCTGCTAGGTTTTCTCCTTTGGCCCAATGGTAGAAGGCTATAGGGCTGTTTGCAGTTCCTATCTCTTTACATTGAAATTCACAAACATTGTTGTATTTTGAGCTTTGAAGTTTTTTACAGGTGATTGGTAAATAGCCCTTTTGTTTATCAGCTCTTACTTTATCCCGCATTTTCTTCAAGTGATACTCGGTAGTTTTTGCATCATAATGATGAAGTTTAGACAGAAATTCTTTTACAAAATATTCTTCTGCATCCTCTCCCGCATTGATAAATAGATATCCAAAAACTTCTCTTAAGTAATTTGGACAGGTTTTTTGAGTTAAACAATTATCCCATGAATTTTTTAAAGCCCTACATCTATTTACTATTTGTAAAAAAGAAGTGTCTGGAGTACTAAACTGTTCCAGTTTAGCGTATTTCATGGTATCTAAGTTTAATTCGTCTATAAATTTACTGAATTTTTTAGATTTATGGTGGAAGCCATTAGGTCCTTTTACTAAATTTCCCATATCTTCCATAGTTGGGAGGTCGGATTGTTTAGGAAAAATTTCCCATTCAATACTTTCATGAACCTTATCTAGGCTACTAAAGATATTTTCTAAGCCTTCTTTAACAGCTCCTGCGTCAACTGGATGCTCGAAAAACATCCATACGTGGTAGCCTTTATGCCCCGAATGTTCAATATAAGATGGTATTTCAAATTTAGATAATAGGGCTTGTGCGGCCTGGGCTTGTTCCCAAAGCACTTCTTCCCATTCATCTAATTTAAAATCTGGAGAATTCCAAACATCTTTAATTACATCTATATCTAATACTGCCCATTTTATTGTGTTCTCAATTGGTATCAATTGGTATAGGCCTACTGTCTGCTCCCCTTTTAAATGCGCATTTATTATCTCGTCGTCTATTTCTTCTTTAACCGGAAAATACATACCCTTAGGGGATTGTACGGAATATATGTCAGCCCGATGAACAAATAATTGTTTAAATACTTTTAAATCCATATAATGGTATGATTAAAATTTTTGTTCGTTTCTTAGTGAATTACATTTAAAATTGCAAAATAATCCACATTTTAATTTACCATCAGTAAATAGATCCGCAGACTTAGTTTGTAGAGTTGCCCACGTTTTAAATAAATGTTCTTTATCTAAGGGACAGTCAATTTTGTTTATTTTGTAAAAAGCTTTTTTTAGATTAGGTTTCTTATTATAAAGTTTCCCGTATAATACCTTGTATTCTAAATATCTCTTTACCTCTTTTAAAGCTTTTTCAGGGAATTCAGTATAATTAGATAGTAAAGATTTTAGATCTTCATCGCTAATTTTCAACATAAATTTCTCTGGGGCTACTACAGCTAAATGGGCATTTATTCTACTACGTAACTGCTCGACTCTCGTCATTTTAATATCTTTCCTACCGGTGCCCCATCTGTCCGCTATCCGTAAATCTAATAAATCGTGTATGTTATCTTCTCCAACTCTACCAATAAATTTCTTTAAGGAAGCGCTCGATTTGCAAGCTACGATATTAAATAAATGATTTTTAACAAGTAAGACTACTTTTTGTGAAAGCTTCTTTGGAAATCCCCATCTGTATAAAATACGTTCAGCTAAAATTGCTCCAACATTTTCATGTGAATAAAAATGTAAGCCAGTATCAGTTATAATTTGGGTTTGAGGTTTACCTATATCATGCAATAACGCCGCCAATCTTAATATTAAAGTATTTGGGCGACCTATTTTTACAGAATCAAGGGCATACATAATATGCCTATCTAAGGTTAAGCCTTCTTTTTTGTTGCTTTGGGGTATGCCGTATGTATGGGTGTACTCTGGAAGTATTTGATCAGAAATCCCTAACTGTCTTATTGTATTAAAAAAGTTACTTGGAACCTCACTGCGGGTGAACAGTTTTTCTAATTCAGATCGAAGTTGTTGAGAGTGTACCGTACTTATTTTCAATCGATGCTCTTTTATACTCTTAACTGTTTCCTCCTCTATCTTCCATTCAGATCCTAACAAACTATGAAGTACAGCACATCTTAAAATCCTTATTTTAGATTCCAATATTCTAGTTGCACCATCGCCAACAAACTTAATAATTTTATCATGTATGTCACTTATTCCGTTGTGAAAATCTATCCACTCTTCTGTTATAGGCTCATAGTATAAACTATTAATAGTAAAGTCTCTTGAATTAGAATCTTCTAATAAACTACTTGTAAATTCGTAGTTATAATATGTATTAGATAATGTTACCTTTTTTAGTGGATATAGTATAAATTTAGTATCATTATATTGTATTGTAATCGAGGTGTCATAGGTGCTAATGGATGTTATCCTGGAAGCTAATTTCGTTTTTATTTGTGCTAAAGTGCCTTGTACTGCGATATCCCACTCTGTTGGTATCTTCTGCATGTATAAATCTCTAGCAGCTCCCCCACAAACCCAAGCTTTGAATCCCATTTTATTTAAAAATCTTATTATATGTTTTTCCATTAATAAGCTTCCTCTTCATATAAATGACCATCTTTATCTGATAGCATCTCGGTCCAGCGAGATGTTGGTCCAAATATAAATGACTTATGTTTAAATCTATGGTAATCGCAAGAACACCAAGCAGAGGTTTTCTGAAGAGGGGGTTTAAATTTCGTATCGGCATCTACAGCCTTAGAATATTTTCTTTTTAACTGAATATCCGGCACGGTACACCAACCATTTCTAAACATTGTACTTCTATAAAAGAAGAATCTACAAGTAAAACAGCAAGCCGTAATTCGAAAATTCGGCCTTTTTAAATCGTTTTCTAATAGTTCTTCTGTGTCTGTTGTAAAATTATAGGTTGGTTCATAATCTTGTGTCATATATTATTTTGGTTTAACTATTAAATATATAGCTAAATTTTGTTAACTCCAATTAAAATTTTGGAGAAAAATTAGTTGCCCCGTCGACAAAAAGAGTTCCATCCTCTCTAGCTGTTGCCCACTCCTCTGGAGTAGTAGGGCGTACTGTAAGAATTCCAGAACAGGAAACTATATATTCTTGAGGCTGTATATAACATTTTGCTAATACTTCTCTACGTTCTCTTAATTGTTCTGGGGTCATATTTGCCTCAAGTTCGCTTGCTGTTAAATTACGAGATTTGTCCATAAGAATCCATCTCCAAGTTAAATGTTTTTAATATTTGGCTTTCTATGCTCATTTTATAATCGTCTACTAAATCGCTAGATAAAAATTTCCCCTCATTGGCTAAATCGTCAGCTAAATTACTTAAAGCCTTATGCTGATTTAGTATTTCTATTAAAGTATCTCTAGTTTTTTCCATGTTTTAATTTACCTATTTTATCTATAGTAATGCCGTTCAAGTGATCTACTTCATGTTGTAAAGCAAATACTACCGGCATAAATTCTCCATATAATTTACTTTCTATTTCTTCAAACTCTAAATTTACATATGAAATCCAAATATTAGCTCGTCTTTTTACTTTATAAATCTGCCCAGGGCCACTAAGGCACGCTTCTAGCATATCTACTTTTTTACCCATAGGTTTTACTATTGGATTTACAGCTACCAACCACCCATCTAAATTTTTTATGGTAATGATTGCGGGGCATTCTGGCCCGTCGGTTTCTTTATAAATTTGAGTCGCTGCCAATCCTGCGCAATTCGCTTTCATAGATTCGGCAGTCTCAGTTAAATCTCTTACAAAGTTTACAATGTGTTCTGGCCACTGACGTACGCCTTCTACTGCAGAAGTTAATCCACCAGTCGAGCCTTTTGGTATCTCTACTGGAACCGCCTTTACATTTAGTAAGGGACTTCCAAATTTATTTATTTCTCTAATCATCTAAGTCTCCTAATGTTTTATATATTTTACGTCTTGCGTAGTATTGGTACTTAAGAAGATCAACCTTTTTATCTACAAAGTCAACTATTATTGCTCCCTTTTTACCATCACTTTTTCTCATAAGTCTTCCAGCTGATTGCCTAATTTTAACTTCTGATCTTATAGGGGCTGCTAAAATAAGAGTGTCTAAATGTGGTATATCTAGTCCCGTGCTAAAAAGGCCATAAGTAGAAATTACAATTCTAGTTTCTTTTTCTCTTAATTTTTTCATGACAGCTTTACGATCTTTTTTCTTCATTTTAGAAGTTAGTTTAACAGACCCTTTAAGCTTTGTTTGTAAGTAATCTACCTGCGATAATCTTAGACATAATATACAAATATAACCTTTTTCATAATCTTCTTCAATAGTATCTAAAATCAATTGGTTACGATCCGTATCCTCTGAAAGATCATTAATCATCATACCATATTCTTGAGTAGAAAATAAAGGAAACGTATATTTAGTAGGTATAATTCGTACATCGGGTGTAACCAATACATCTGCTAATGCGCTATTAGGTACTGTATGTAACTTAGGACCTGTTGCCCAAAATATAACCTTTGTTAACCCATCTGCTCTTCTAGGGGTTGCTGAAAATCCCCATTTATACTTAGCCTTTAACTGTACCATAGTTTCCATGTAAGTTTCAGCAGCAACTATATGAACTTCGTCTGCTATAATTTGTCCAAATGTATCATTTATACTATCCCAGCGCTCGTCTTTTAATTTAGCCATAGTTTGGTGTAAGCCTACACTAATAGGTTTCACATCAAATTTACCATCGCCAATAAATCCTATATCTTTTTTTCTTAAATTTGTGAACTTGGCGATCGCTTCAATAGTTTGATTAGCTAATTCCATTGTATTAACTAGTACAAGGGTATTCTGTTTATTGTCTACTATCATTTTTACAAATACTACAGTCTTACCACTTCCGGTCATAGCCTCAATAACTCCACAAGTTTTCCCTATACAGGCATTTACTATATCTTCTTGATAGTTTCTTAGCTTGCCTTTAAATTTTAAGGTAGAGAAAATTGAATCAGTTTTGTGTGAAAATCTTAAATCTACTATGTTCTTTTTAGAAATCTGTTGTCGGTTGTTTTTAAATATGGTTAAGATTTCATTAAGCGCGCCTACTGGCACATACATAGCATCTTCAAGATCTTCAAAGTATTTTAATTGCGACGGCGTTCCCCAGCAAGCAAGTCCCATATCTAATTTTTTATTAAATACAGGGTTACTGATGGTTAGGTAGTCTCTTACTAATTTTTTGTTGGCTGTTGTCAAGTTTATCAGTTTAGCTTTATTATTCACTTCAATTTTTATCATAAAAATTAATGGTTAATCGCTTCGCTTCATTATTCTTATACCAAAAAATATAGGCAATTATCCTTGGAAAGTTCCACAATGTTGTTTATATTTAAAATGAAATTAAATTAAATTAACCGACGTAAAATATGAATAATTATTTAGAACAGCTGTTTGATAACGGCTATGTAGAAAAAGAAGTGGATATTATTCCAAAAAAACTTATAGCTATATTAAGGACTATTAATGGAGAGGATCAACTAGAAGTTGAACGGAGCATGAGTGTGGTAGAGGGGTCTAGAGCCTATGTATTACATGAGTATAGTATTCGACTTTTAAGTAGAACTCTAATTGAATATAAAGCTATTAAATTTAAAGATTTTGTAGATGCTGAAACTTATATAAGAAAGCTTCCGTCATTACTTATCGAAAAACTAATTTTAGAGCAAAATATTCTTGATAAAGAATTAGCTAACGAACTAAATTTGGAGAGGGTAGAAAAATCTTTTTTCGGACAAAAGCCAGCAGAGCAAGAGTCAGAGCAATCGTTAGAGGGCTCGACCCCGGGAAAAGAGGATCTTTAAGAGAGTATATAATTCTTAGAGGCTTAGCCGAAGAGGATACATTAAAATTTTTAGAGACCACCTTGCTGGCTAAATCTCAAATCTTAAATCTTGAGTCGACTTCAGATGTAGAACAGTATAATAATTTACTTAAAAAATATCATCAAGCAGTAATTTTAGGACAATCAGAACTGAACGGAGACGATAAAACTCTTATCGATTCACAAATGGATAGTTTCAAAACTCATTTTAAAGATAAAAATATAAAAATAGAAACTAAAATTCCAATAGATAAAGAACTTGAATTTGAAAATATTGACATTAATAATTTAAAGGCACATTTACAAACATAATAACGAGACCTCACAATGGCTGAACAAGAAGTAACCTATAAAGTAAAATTAGATGAGACCGATTTAGCGTCGCAATTATCTAATGTACGAAACCAAATAGATGCGACTATTGGGCAGGCATTCGCTAGCCCCACAATTCCAAATATTGGTAACATGGATAGCGAAGGTCCTGGATTTTTTAATAGAGCTTGAGAAACTTTTGCAAATCAAGCTTCTAACATGTCGCTCGGATTTGACCAGTTTAAGCAAGATGTCAGTAGTATACGAAATGTAATCTCCCCACCTAACCAAGCCCCTTCTTTTCAAATGCCTGACGTCCCTTGGGGGGCCACAATACCTAATACTGCATGAGGTGAACTGAAAGGTTCTTTAGGATTTGGATATGACCCCACACAACCCATAACTCATGGTGATTTCAAACAAAGATCATTAGAGGGTCTAGCAGAACGTGTTGGGGACTATAGTGGGAATTTCACATATACTACTTTAGGATCCTCTTTAGGATTTGGAGGTATTATTCCAGCAATAGCTGGGATGTCAACTGGACTTATGTTGGACATGACCGCTAATGTGTTTGGCAGTGACATAACTACCCGAGATAATATGGCTAAAGGCTTTCAAGAATTGGGAAAATATTCTGGAATAAATCTATCTAGAAATGCTGCTAGAGACATAGCTGGAGATTTAGTAGATAGGGTTTCCGGATCAGAATTTAGAGGAAAAGGGTACTCTCTTGAAGAACTACAATCAAATGTTTTAGACTTTGGAGAAGCTGGAGGCTTTTCTAACGTACATGATGCTCAGGGATTTCAAGAAACTGTAAAAGGTTTATTAGACAACGTAAGAACAGTAGCTCACGCTTTAGGTACTTTCCAAGAAGAAGCTGTCCAAATTATGGCTGAATTAGAACAAAGGGGGATTGTCGGTACTGCCGATATGGGAACTTATTCTGCAAGAATGGCTGGCGGAGCTAGATTAGCTGGAATGAGCGGTGGAGCCTTTGCTCAAACTATGTTAACTGGGGCTGACATGGCCATAGGGACTGGACTTTCTCAACAAATGGGAGCTTCTCTTGCTGGAGATTTAACTGGATACGCCAACCAACTTCTTAAAACTAATTTAGGAAGCGAATTAATAACAGATTACGGGGGTGTAGGAGCAGTAGCTAATAAAATGCAACAGCAGCTTATGGGATATACTGGTGGACCCCATGCTTTTTTACAAACTTTAGGAAATACGTCAGGGCAACCCTTAATTTTAAATACTAATGAATTATATGGGGCTATTGGATCTAATATGAATGACCCCTTTAACTTTTTTAGAGCTTCTGCCAATCAATCTGCTAATATGAATGACAGAAAATCTTTTGAATTATCGTTAGGAGCCCTTGCTCCCGGTATAACTTTAGCTGACGCTATGGGATCTCCAGACCTTGAATCAACAATAGGTATAATTAGCAGACAACAGGGTATCCCGGTACAGGATGTTGAACGTATGCTACTTCAACTTCCTTTTGCAAAAGAATCTAATATACTTAGTGGGGGTGACGCCTTAACTGAAGTAATTAAATCAAACTCAGATACTGAAACAGCTTTATATAAATTTGTAACCCAAACTCCAGGAGTGCTAGCAGTACCCTTTAAAGCTGTTGGTAATTTTCTTGCTGAAGGCGCTTCAAAGTTTTCTGATGCTATGGAAGATACAATAACTTCTTTAAAAGGATATGAAGTATTCAGGCCAAGTTCAGAGGCCAGATCTATGACGGAAGAAGATCTTGAAGAACGTTTAGACAATGCTACAACGATTATGGAGGGGGTATCTGTTAGACGTCTAGCCTTACAAGAAAAAAAAGATAGAGCTTCAGGGAGTATAGCTAGAAGTAATCTGTTATTTCAAACTCCTCAACAAGAAAGGAATGCAAGAGCTGTCTTTAGTGAAAAAGTTATTCTTACAGAGGAAGAGAAATTAGCTGAAAAAGATATAGAACTATATAAAGTTATGATTTCACTTAAAGCTTCTGATACAGCTGCTATGGCTGAGATATTTCCAGATGATTTTGAAAAAGCTGCTTTTGGAGTAATGCTACGTACGAAAGAAAGATATGATTCTATTAAAGGCGGAGGATCTATAGATAATATAGAAATAAATTTAGAAGACAAACTTTCAAGACAAGAAGTTGCCAGTACCGTCAATGAGTTATATAGTACAGATAAATTAATACAGCAATATTATGACCAACTACCTACTACACTTGTAACACAATTGGAAAAACGTAGAGAGTCTATGAACAATGATGAAAAATTTGCAAATGACTTATCTGTAATGGGGAACACTATGGAAGAAATGACAAAAAAGAGTACTACAGCCTTACTGAATATCGACCTTAATATTTCAGCATTAGTTTCTAATAAAGACCTAAACTCTAATGGGAAATCTGGATAATAATGCAAGAAACTGTTAGAAATTTATCTAGTTTTGAACTATATCTAGAAGGAATTAAAGTTCCATTTTCTTCGATATCCATTAATGAAGTGGAAGGAGGTCTGCCGTCGGCTAACATGTCCTTCCCACTAGACTCTGGGGCTTTAAAGGTCTTGCCAGGAACTATTGTACAAGTGTTTGGTCCAAGTTCTAATGGTACTACAGAGAAATTAGTATTGTTATTTGAAGGGGATATTCAAAGCAAAAGTTATAGGAAAACCCCAGTGGGTAGAGATGTAACAATCAAATGCCAAAGCCTTTTAGCTGGTTTGTTTAAAACCTCCGTCTACTCCCCTACTTCGCTAGTAAGTGATCGTTATATAAATAAAACAGCATCAGCAAAAGCTTATATCATAAAGCCCGAGAATTTAAATACAGAATCTTCTAATTATAAATTAAATGTTTTAAAAAAAACCGAAGAAGTTTTAGATATTACTGTTGACGACGTAAATAGTATTAAATTAGATATATTTAAAATTTGAGGACTTTTATGGCAAGCCATCAATAATGATGACAATGTAAAAACTGGTAATTTTATAAAATTAACTCATACGCTTAGTACTTATTTTGAAGTATTCGACGTATTATATGGGCTTAATGCACAATCTTTTAGAATAAGTGAATCTATATTTGCTTTTCCAAACCCTGAAAAAATTAATGCAAATAAATTAGATTTAATGAAAAAAATGATGGGTACCCCTAATATGAGTATTATTGAGTCGCCGCCTATTGGATTATCGTCCATTATTTCTCAATTTTATAATCTTTTATTTTATAGAATGTTATACCCTGCAGCCTTTACAAATTCATATTCATTTTATACTACAAACGCTAGTCAAGTTCCTACAAGAATGTATTTATTACCGGATTTAGATAATTCCCCTCCTGCACTTTGTAACGTATTTTTTCCTAATCAATTAGATTCTCTTAATTTAGACATTAATTACCAATCAATACCTACCAGGCTTACAGGCACTAGCACTACTCCTTTAGGAAAATATGAGGGCGTAGCTGGTCCTCTAACTACTTATTTACCTCACACCGTAGTGCCCTCAAATACTCCAATTTTTAAAGATGAGCTACATGGAGTAGACTCTGGATTTACAGAGGAAGAGCTATATAGGGGGGTTCGTAGTGAATTGTTTCAAATAAATGGGGATTTAATTTTTACTCTAATTGGCCAAGAAGCTTCTCCCGCATTTACAGAAGACTCTCCTTTTTTAACAGCTTTACATGATTTTTCAGTACATGAATTTTCAAGAAAAAAATCTATGGGTAAATCTTGCAGTTTACAAAGTGAGTGGAACCCCCACAGAATGATAGGAGTTCCTGCCTTAATTTTTGATATAGGAGCTCCATCTGTGACGGGAGTTATACACTCAATAATAACCTCCATCACTCCTAAATCTATATTTAGCAAAATTAATTTGAGAAACGCTAGAGTACTATATGATGAAGAATTAGATGGGCCCTTTTCTTCCACATCAACTTCCATTAATACTTTTAATAAATTTATTATTAATAATTTTACCAGCGACCCCTATTTACCCATTAATAATCGTTTATATAATGAAGACCTCTATAACTTTGATAAAATAGGAATGGATACTTATAGTTATTTATTATTTGGTAAAGGCTCAAAAAGGGGTAAATTTTTAGATTTATCTAAAGCCGGAGCTCCTGCTAGTCCTCCATTTGTCAATAATCCTCCGTTTGTTAATTATAACGCTAACTTAGAAAGCATGAAGACTACTTCTAGAGTTGACCACTCCATTCTTCATTTTTTACGAGACTATTCTACTCCCGATAATTTATTAAAATCAAATGAATTAATAAAGGAAGATGATTCTTTGTCTGTAACCTATACTAAATATATGTATTTAGCCATTCAAAAAATAAAGAGTTTATATATACAAGCTAGACACTCTAAAACTAATCTTCAAAAATTTACTGATAAAATTACTTGAAGAGATTTAATAGATAAGAATTCTTATTTAACATACTTAAACGTTAGCAACACTGGTAATAAAAAAGATTATAAAGACCCTGCAACTTTACTTGATAAGGCCAATAATTTAAGGGGGCTTTTAATGGTAAAGTCTGAAGAGGAGGTTAGTACCAAATTTTCTCAATCAAAGTCTACAAAAGAATGAGTAGAAGCAGAGTTAAGGAAAACTACTTCAGATATGTTTTTACCTTACAATATTACTAGATACGCTCAAGTAATAGAGGCTTTTAAAACTACATTAAAGTCTGAGGTTGTCTAAGGAGCACAGTAATGACAGATCACGTATCACGAGCTATAAACGCTATACAAGATGAAATTAAAGGAAGTGTAAATAACCTTATTTCTCCATTTTTAAACGTAGGAAACCAACTATTAGGAACTCTTCTTCCAGATTTGGGTGTAGAAAAAACTTCACCTAATAACTTAGCTGAAGAAATAGAAAATATGACTGACGTTGGAGCAGTGCTTATGGTATACTCTAAAGACCCTGGAGAAGTAACTCATCGTTCTAATAAATTTTTCCTTCATTCCCTTAATTTTACATATAAAGAGAAGGCGCAATTAAATGAAACTTTTGATTCACCAGCTATTTCATTTTTTGGGGATTCAATAAGAATCTATAATTTTGCAGGAACAGCTATAGATTACGCAAGTGAAAGTGGGAGGGCTTGGGAACATTTTCATCAAAGTAGTTTAATAAAAATGTATGATGATATATTGCGCGGTACTAAATTAGTTCAAAATAACAGTATAGCCATTATGAAAATAATGAATCATACTATTTGGGGGTATCCTTTAAATTTTAGAGGCGGTTATAACGCTGCACAAGATAAGGTAGCTAGCTTTTCTATGAGCTGAATAGTCTTAAAACACACCTTGACCTTTCCTAGTATAGTTACGGATGATAACTTAAAAACACTGTACACAACAGTAGACGCAAGCGTAGATCAAGCTTACTTAAATAATATAAATAGTGTACTGGATAAAACAAATAAATTACTTATATTAAAAGAATACGATGTTAGTTTAGAGTCACTGCCTGATTTAGATCATATACCGTCAGCTTCTCTACAAAACCACTTAGAGGATCTAACGTCCTTAAATTTTTATGCGAAGGTTTCAGAAAATATAAAAGCTTTACAAGATGATTATAAAAATAAGCTATCTGCCGGCATTTCCAATGTGTCAGCTGTATTGAGTACGCAATTTCCGGGTGGTTGAGATCAGATAGACTCATTTTTTCAAGATTTAGGAAAATACTCTACTGGAGCATTTAGTACTGCGACAATTGATGAGAATGAATTTTTAAATTTTCAACTTTCTCTATTAACTATTTTAGAAATAAAAAATAGATTAACAACTTTTAAAATACAAAACCTATTATCATAATGACTACTTTAAAACAAAAAGAATTAGAATTATTTAATCAATATAGATCTGGCGACAATGAAGCTAGAACTAAATTATTAACCTCCCTTAAGCCTCTAATTAGGGGTCAGGCGAACAAATTTACTAATTCGGGACTTCCGCCAATGGCTATTGAGTTAGAGGCTCATAGGCTAGCTAGCGACTCTTTAAACACATATGATCCTAGCAAAGCTCAGTTAAATACTCATGTAACTAATTGATTAAAGAAATTAAGTAGATTTGTTACTAATTATCAAAATGTTGGACATATACCAGAACCTAGAGCCTTAATTATAGGAAAGTATAATGCTATTTTTGATAATTTAGAAGCTGATAAAGGTAGAGAGCCTACTATTACAGAGTTGGCGGATGCTATGAATTTGCCTCCAGTTGAAATCGAAAGACTACAAACAGAGCTTAGGAAGGATTTATCTATTTCTTTACCAGAGGATAAAGAGGATATAGGTGGCTTTTATTTTCATGCTAAACCTGGCAGTTTTAATAAATCAAAAGAAGCGTTGGAATTTACATACTTTGATGCTGATCCTATAGATAAAAAAATATTAGAATATACTTTTGGTATAGGTGGTCAGGGCATCTTAAGAAATAAAGATATTCAAAAAGAATTAAAACTAAGCGCTGCTAACTTAAAAAAACGAAAGGAAGAATTAGCTACTACTTTAGATAGTATCATATAATGAGTATAATTACTAAATTAGGATTAAATGATTCATTAAGTGCTCTTGGCATTTCGGGAGATACTTGTAACTCATCAGCAATCGCAGATAAGCTACAAGAAGCTACTGAGCAATTAGGGCAAGATACTCAAGAAGCTATTAATTTAATTGCATCTAAGTTAGGTGGTAATTTCGTAATAACTATAGGAGCCCTCTTAGAGGATTTTGGAGGGGCTAGTTGAGGAGCTTTAAAAAATTCATTGTTTTCTAATTTACTACATGGGGATTTCTTAAGTTCTTGGGCGGGAGCAACATCTTTGCTTTTAACATTTGTACCAAGTACTGAGATTGTTTTATTATACTGGGCGGCACAGACTTTAGAAACCCAGCTACGAATACGTGATGAGTTTGCAAAAGCCTTATTAACTGAGTTAGATATTATTTTAGAATTTGTAAAAGCGTTACAAGGATTAAATGCGGGAGCTACTACTCCGGACTTTTTTGCTAACATTGCTAAAAGTCTACGACATATACAAATTGCTGAAAGAATAGTGGGAATAGAAAGGGGCAAACAATTAAATAAAAATGCTGAACAAGTTAATATTAATATTGATAATATTAAGGTTGCCAGATTAGAACTTCAAAACGCTATCGACGATCTTACAAGTGAGCAATATAGTGCCATTTTACGAGAAGTTGAAGATCTTCATAATGAGTATGGATTAGAAAAACCCTTACTAACCAATCCAGACGCTGCTATAGCTACTGGAGAGTGGTTAAACAATTGAATATCTTATTTTAATAGTCTTAGTTCTAGCGTAAAGGATAAATTTTTTGATGAAAATGGGAAACCCTCTGATGATTTTAAAGAATTTTCTGCCAAACTTTTAAGACTATTTCCAGAGGTATTAAGAACATTATCATTATATACAGTTGTTTCAAATTCAACAAACATATTAGTTGAAAAGTTTCCTATAGTGCTCAGTCTTAGTAGTTGATCTAGGAAGCGTCTTAGGAAGTTATTACACCCACTTCGTTCTAGTGAGTGAAAGGATTTTATAGCATCTGATATTACGAGGACAGCTTCAAGTGTTTTTTCTGACCCAGCTACAAATAAAACTACCTGAAAACAACTGATGGTATTAGGGCAGGGAGCTGAAGCTGCTATTTTGGCTTTTCCTAGTTATTGAGATTTTATACAAGATAGCTCTAATCTTGGAAAAACACTACTTGACCCAGCTCTTAGACAACTAAGGGATGTTGAATCTGACATGATTGCTACAAAAAAGGCTGCTAGTCTTCACTCTAGCACTCATGGGCAAGTAAAGTTTAAATGAGTGTCTCAAATTTCTTCTGTTGATGCCGGACTAGCTGTGCTTACGGGTGAGAATTCTTTTTTTGAACGTAAATGAGGTATTAATCCTTTTACAATTCAATATGATTTTGAACAAGCAGGTATTGCATTAGAGTCGTTAAAAACTTATATTAATAATAAGCACGAGAATACTGAACCTGGAGATGTTGCTTTTGAGATTGCTCAAAAATACTTAGGACCTCTATCTTTTGATGTTTTAGGGCTTATTCATAACTCTACCCAAACTATTGCAGGAGTTCAGGCCGCTAGGGTAGCTTTGAGCGAACAGCAAGTATTAGATAGACAGGAAGCCGAATTATGTAATATATTTACAAGGACTGTAGAAAGTATAGAAGGGTTTAGTGCTATACAGCAGTATTTAGAAACTGTAATTCAGAGTTTAGAAAGTGATTTATTAAATAATGGAGTTATAGCAAAGCTAAGAGACGGAAATCTTTCAGATTTAGCTGAAATTCTAGACACTGGAGCTCTCATCACTGAAGGAGTTAAATTAGCAAATTGTCTAATAAATAAAGATGGCGTAGTATCTACTAAGTTTTTAGAAAACTGAGCTGGATTTTTAGGTATTAGTATGTCTGACGAAGAGATAGCTAAATTTAAGGGAATAGAAAAATACAAAAATATGGTTTTTAAACAATTAATAGACACAAAAGATATGTTATACGCTGCCCTAAAAATACATACTGAAGAAGTTAACGAGGTTAGTTAAGGTGAGTTTAAGAGATATAAAATTAGTAAATTTTTCAGAAACTAGCAGCTCTGTCTCATTTACCATTAGTTCTGTATTAAATCCAGTAATCGGTAGAGACAACTTAATACAAAGAATTGTTAAGAAAATTTTAACAGCTAAAGGCTCTAATGTTTATGATTCAACTATCGGAAGTTCTTTTGCTAATTTATTCCAAGTTACGTCTACTACTAGAATAAAAGAAATTGAAAATATTTTTCCTATATATTTGGAAACAATGGTAGAACAATTAAGAGACGAACAAGAATCTGAAATTTTAGAAGGAATCACAATACCTGACGGAGAATACTTAGAAAACATCATAATGGAGTCGGTCGCATATGACGACACTTTTGGCGGATGGTTAGTCTCCCTACGAGTATTTACATTAAATAATTCTTCATTTTCATTAAGCATACCTTAGGATAAAAAAAATTATGGCTATTGACATTAAAAATTATATTATAGAAAAAGTAAGAATCTTAGATCCTACTATAGACACGCGACCTGGAAGTGTATTTAGAGATTTCTTTATAAATCCGCTAGTTCCTATTATAGAGCAATATGAGGCGGAACATAATGCGGTTCTTAATACTTATAATGTAACTGATTTAAGTATTTTAGAAGAATCCCAATTAGACGCTACAGCCGCTAATTTTTTATTAGAAAGAATTACTGGGAGTAAAGCTACTGGTTATGTAAAAATGTATTTTTCTGCACCTAGGTCTATAAATTTAGGCCAGGGGACCGTTTTGACTAGCGCTTCTGGTAGACAGTTTGAAGTTGTATCTGATTTTAGTGTTACTAAACTTCAAATGGAATTAAATACTGGAGACTACCCAAACTATGACAGTGGGCTTATTCCGGTTATTGCTAAAATAGCTGGTTCAGAATATCAAGAAGAGCCTAATACAACTTTTACTTTAGCATCTTCAGCTATCACTCCAATTAAAATTGTAAATACAGCAGTCTTTATTGGCGGTACTGATAAAGAAACAAATACAGCTTTTTATGCACGTATTAAAAATGAAATAGCTAATTTATCTTTAGCTTCTTCGGCTGCTATTGAAACTCAAATTAAAAATTTAGTAACTACTGCAATAGCTGTAGAGGTTGTAGGCGCTGGGCATTTTAGAATGATTCGGGATTTAACTACTAGTATTGCTAATGTTACGAGTTTTTCTTCAGAAGACTATTTTTTAGTTCACTCAGGAATGCACTCAGGTTATGATAAACCTCATGTGGCTTACACTGGGGCATTTCAAGATATAAACGAAACCGAAGCTATTGACTTTCCTACTCCAGCATCCTGATCAAGAGAATTTTCTAATGATTTTTATACAGGAATTTATAAACTTACTGACGCTCTTTATGCTGAAGGCTCTACTTATGTACTAGTCAACGAATTATTTGGTGATGCAGATCCTATAAATCAACAACCCTCTCTAAATATGTTAGCCGCTTCGGGTTTATGAGAATTTCATGATGGCATTAGTCCTAGCCAAGATCCTTATTACTTAGACGAATTTGGAATTGATATAGCCAACCAACGCCTACGCTTGGGTAAAACTTTAGATAATACGGATTTAACCAATAATAGCGACGTAGCCTTAGCTTTATCCGAATTACAATCTATTTATACACAATTCTCTAATGCTCTAACTTTAACTGATTTTAACATCGCGGCAGAAAACTATACAACATTAGTAGACGCAATTAATTTTAATAGCGTATCCCCTATCTTTAGTAAAGAAATTGACCAGCATACCGGTATAGAAATAAGCTGTACCATGGAAACTACTGATGCAACTGAAAATGGGGAAATGGCTTATATTACTGTATTAAGAAATTCTAAAATATTTAAACCACAAGATGGTTATGGGTTAGCTTGGAGAAAACAACCTGAGTTTTTAATTAGATTACATACTAATTTAATTAATGCTTCCTATACTTACCCAGGAGGAACTACCCAATATACTACAGATGCTGCTCGTTTCGAAGAAGAATTCCAAACTAGCTTATTATCCACTTGAGCTGTTTCAGCTGGCGGTACTGGAATCCCTAATACTTATTGAAAATATAATGTATTCTTAGTTGATAATGATATATTACAGGAAGAAGTGTGGATTGGTAGTGACCAACTTTGAGACCAAACTAATGGTATGAACCAATTCTTACAAGCTGCAAAAGTGTGGATAGAACCTAACATTAGGTATGGTTTTAAACTTAAAGTTTACGCTAAACTGGGATTTGAAGGTTGGGTCTGAGATGACGAGTCTGATGTATATAATGTAGACACCCATAAAGTTATTGATAGAGGTACTACTTACCCACCTTATATACCTACCTCAGGAGAATTACAAACTACAGAAACTGGGATAGGTACGATAGTTAGTACTAGGGGACATTTTGGAATTTCTGTAGCCCAAACTATGAATTATGAATGGTATGTAGACACTTTAATAGTAAAATCTTTTGAAGAAACTTTTCCAATGCATCTATTTAAATTTAAATTACCTTCTGCTGATTTTAATTCAGCTAATCAGTGTGAAATAAATTATTATGGTGCAGGTTATGACGCTGTACAATACGGTATAGATAGTAATACTGGACATTCTAAAGTTGAGGCAAGAGTTTATAATGTGGTAGACGCAGTTTGAGAAACTTTAGGTACCCATACCTATACCCCTGCCCAAGTAGAAGTTAGTAAAACTTTAGGCAAACTTACTAAAACTTTAAATCCTTTATCTAACTATTTAGATAGTGATGGATATACTAATATAGCAGCTGCTGCAGTAAATACTGGAACTAGTTTTCCAAACGACACCGAACACACCCTAAGAAGTTATTATGTTGAGGCTAATAATATAGTAGCTGAGGCTTTTCATCGAGGAAATGCTATGGATATCTATGTTCACGATCCTTCAAATATTGTAGAAGGTTCTGTTGTAGCCACTATGTCGGAAAACTCCTTACATTTACAATCCTTAACTGGCACCCATAATTATATTCAAGAAATTATAGAAGTAAGAGAATTTATTTCACAAGTTGCCTTTGACACAAGCAGCTACTCTATAGTAAATAATAATACTGGTACAACTTACTCTAAGAATAGTAGTTACACTATTAATTTTAGTTTAGAAGGAATGGCAGGAACTATTCTTGAAGTAGTTTATAGATATTGGGCAAAAGGGGATACGGTAGATGCTTATTTTACAAGCGCTGATAGAGTTTACCCCGTAGCAGATCAATCTATTAAAGTAATGCCGCCAACCATAATTGATATTACTAAATTAGAGTATTCAGGTGGATTAGCTGAAACAGAAATGAAATTAAAAATAAGAGATTATTTTAATGAACTTACTTCTACCACTTTTGATAAGTCAGACCTAGTAAATGTATTATATACTAATGGGGCAACATTTGTTAATTTAAATATGACAATAGATGCTCAGGAGTATGATCCTTTAATGGCTAAAGTTACTACGAGAGTTGAACAAACCTTTACAATTTCTTCTTTAAATGTCGGTAGATTTTATACGAATTTAACCTATCTATCTGGAGTTTCTCAAATATAATGTTCAATCCAGAATCTAATATAGAAGCTTCTCAAATATGAAATAACTTAGGAACTTTTTATAATTTGGTAGACGCATCTTCCAAAACTATAATAGAAAATTATTGGGAAGCACTTGTTAATGGGATGGAAGGTGTATTTTATAATTTATATCAAACTGAGTTAACAAAATATTTAGAGTATACTTTAGGATACCTGGAGGAGTCTTATCAAACTTACCAAATAACTTTAGACGGTTTGGGCGCAAATACAGAGTATGGTTACTTATCCGCTCCTACAGGAATTTCTGCTTCCCCTCAAGCTCCCGTAATAAGTGGGAATACTTATGCTTATGTAGTGAGCTCTTTAAATGGTGTAGGAGAAACTTTAGGGGCATCTCCGGCTTTAGCTATTAGTGGTGGGAGCAATTTGGTAACTAATCCAAATACTGTTAGTTGAAGCGCTGTTACTGGAGCTGATTTCTATAATGTTTATGGTAGGGTTATTGGAAGCACTTTTGGATTACTTGCTACTGTGTCAGGACTAAGCTACTCTGATGTTGGAACTACTCCTGGATCTAAAATAAGTAGGAGTTCAAATACTGCAAAAAATACATATTGGTATGCATTACCGGAGAACAAAATTTTCTTAACTATTCCCACTATTAGTGGTATAGGTTCTGGCCAAACTCTTGTAGAGGGGAGCGATTATGAAATTGATAAATTACATAAAATTAAGTTTTTAAAACCGTTCCATACACAAACATTTAATATTGAGCAACAAACAAATCTATCTTGACTTCTTAATTCTGGTAAAAATAAACCCTTGACTTTAGTTAGAGGGTTACGCTATGCTTTTGTAGTTGACGATACTACTTCAACTTTTACCATTTCCGGAGCTTCTGGAGAATTAGTGACTGGTACAACTGATGGTACAATTGAATTTACACCAGTAACTGCTACTCCTGATACTATTTATTATACTGGAGGAAATTCTATTTCGATAGTGAATTCTCTAACTAATGAATTAGTTATGGATGATAATAAAACGCCAACTGTTTGAGGAGATGAATTCTTTTCTGTCAGCGGCTTACTTTTATTACCATCTTTAACTTCAATTTATTTTCCAGCTTTTGGCCTATCTACTGATCCAGAATCTCTAATTGTTTCTGGATACTACCAACCTTTTACAAGCGGATACTACAGTGGCGGCTTAACTTACTTTGAACAACGAAGAGACTATGCAGTTCATTTAAAAAATTGGGCATTTGCTTACGCTGCATACTTAAAAAAACAACCTACAGTAACTAACTTAACACAGGCTTTTGAACTTCTATCAGGCCTACCATTTACCTATGAAGCTTGTATAGTAACTAATGTTACGAATAGTGGGGGTTATAACTATGTTGTTACTGATGAAAGGACTTACGAAATTACTGAAAACTTAGTATTAAAGGTAGGCATTGGAGATTCATTATCTAAATTTGATATTTTATGTTCGGGTATCGCTTTACATGATTATATACAAAGCCCTACCGTTGTTTCTGGAATTTTAACAAAAGAAGGTCAAATAACTGAATTTGATGTTAGAACAACAAGTACAAATGGAATTGGATCTATCTTTAATTTTAAAAATGTTTATTCTACAGGAGTTCTTCCTGAAAATGTAACTGGAGTAGTTGGGTAATGAGTAGAATATTATTAGTTCGTGGAGTAGAATATGTATTTAATCTATCAGATAGAGAGCACGATTTTATATTAAGTACAGACTCTACAGGTGGAACTTTAACTGGAATAATTACTAACGGAGTTACGATAGAATGAGAATTTTATGACGGTTCTGTATGAAGTGGCGACGTACATTATTATTTAGATAAACCTTATGCGGGAGCTACTCACGCTATTGATCCAGATTCAGAGAGGGTATATAAATCTAAAATTAGTTATACTCCTAATGCTGCCACTCCAGATACCATATATTGTCAATGTAGTGAGCATGTAAATGAGGGAGTTACTATTTACGTATCTACAGTTGAGGGTACTACTTTAAATGAATATGAATGATACTATCTATTAGGAATAAATCAATCTAATAGGCTGAGCTATGTTAATAGCGATCCTACCTTAATAGACTCATTTTTATCAGAAAGATTGCCAGCAGGAGTAAGAGTGAAAAGATATAATAAAGCGGCTGCGGTAACTGCTTTAGGCGACACTACCTCATGGCATCATCCTATTTCTGCTGAAATTGTTTCACTTTCAGGCTTGATTTCTGACATAGAAAATGATATATTAACATATACGTGGGCACAAACTGCTCCTTTAGCAACTATCCTAACGTTATCTGGGCTAAGTAGTCCAATAACAAGTGGAAACTCTATAAATATGACAGCGGCTTTATCAATTCCGCCAGTTAGTACTTTATACGATTTTAGAATAACAGTTGATGATACTTATAACGCAAGTAGAAACACTATACAAGTAAAGGTTTCAGGCTTACAACATTTTGATAACTGAACATACACATCTTTTGCAATGGGCGATTGCCGATTACCCTTTAGCGAACTACCTTAATGGAGAAATAACATGGCTATAACACTTTCAGGCTTAAATACAAGCATGACCCCAAACACGGTTCTTTCGCTGTTAAGTACCAATTTCGGCACTGTAGAAACTGCAGTAAACGCTAATACCCTTAAATTAACTGGAGTTGTTGGCACAGCAATAGGAGCTGCTAACGAGCAGGAATTAACTAATAAAACTATAACCTCTGACAATCGAGACGGTTCCAAAGGTAATATTTTTGATATTAGTAGAAAGGATATTGGAGATAATTTATTTAAATTAACTGCCTATACCCGAGCGGGTGTAGCTGATGGTATCATTAATAATGTTGATGTTAATGAAACAGAAATGTATAATTTAATGATAAGTGGTGGCAACGGAGTTAAAGCTCAGGTAGCCTCAAACGTTCTTAAATTAACCATGCATCCGACAGCAGTGCTTACTGATACAGTATCTATGGTAGTTGGTAATGCCACATTAACTTCAGGATTTGAATATGATTATGCAGGTACTGGGTTATTTAGAGATAAACTAGGGATAGGCTATCATACTTCGGCTTTATCAGCAAATTTACATATTAAACCTACAGCGGCTGAAAATAATATTACAACAAAAATGGAGGTATCTACTAGTTATTCTATAACAGAAACTAAATTGGTAGGAGCTTCTAGTTCTATATTAACCTGAAACGGTACAACCCTAACTCGTTCTGTAGCAGGTACTTCTATAATGTCTTTAACGGCAGCTGCTATGGATATAGCTGGGAACATAACTTGTTCTGGTAACTTAGGCGGTACTTTTATAGGTACTTTATCTGCTTCTGCTACGCTAGCTTCTAACCTTATTGATACTGCTCAAATTCAAGATTTAAAAGTAACGGAAGCAAAACTTGCTGCCGGCTCAGTTACTAATTCTAAGCTAGGGACTTATTCTGTAACAGGAGCTAAGCTAAACCCTAGTATTGTTGGAAATTCCATGCAATACTCTTCAAGCGTAATAAATGTTAAAGTTGCCAATTCTACATTAATAACTACAACTAGCGGGCTACAAGTAAATACGCTTACGACTGCTGAGTTGCCAATTACGGCTACGTCAGGCATTGCCACTGCGGATTATATCTGAACAGGGGATCAAATATCGGCGGCTGCTCAAACAGGTTGACATGGGGATACTACCAGAATAATTTTAGCGCCTGGAGACTTCATCAATAGTAGAGATCCAAATGATGATACTTATATTATCACAACCTCAAATAATGATTATTGGCTTATGGGTGATACTTACATTAAAGCAGTAATACCTATACCGGTAGGTTATAGAGCCACCGGGGCCTGTGCTTGAGGAAGTAGCGCTGATCTCACTTGAGCAGTATTTCAATCTAGCGTTAAGACTTATGCTGCTACTACTTTATTAGCCTATACACCCGCCATACTAACTGGAGCGGCTGAAAACATTATTGACTTAACAAACCCTTCCGATGAAAAATTAGGGGCAGGGTTTGATTATGTAACTATGATAGTTAGAAATGCTATGGGTGGAAGTAAAAATTTTTATGGCGCAACAGTTAAAATAGAAAAGGTATAAAGGAGTAAATAATGATTAAAATGAAAGTTCCATCGGGGACTAGACAATCGCTAGAAACTGTATTTGATAATGTACAATCTTACATGTTTGATAACTTATCAAATAGAGTAAATTTACTATTTGGAGATAGTTATGGGCAAGCTTTAGATTTAGATCAAGGATCTTTATCTACTAATAGTACTGGATTTGCTGTATCTGTAAACGCCTCTACTAATTTTAGAACAAAAATACAAATTTTACCAGGAACTATTTATTTTAGTAATGGAGAATATTATAAAACTACAGATATTTTATCTGCAAGTTTAAGTAGCTCTGTAGGTTCTTTAACAGCGGATACTTATTATTTAGTTGAACTTGTTTATAATGAGTTAGGTAGCGAGCCTATAGCTGCGCAATCCTCTTTTGTATATGACACCACTTCTAGCGCTCCATACTCTCAAAAAAATACTAAATTTTCGGATAACGTTACAATTACGTTTACTGAACTTACTTACGGCTCTACGTCTATTACAGCTTCCGCGGGTAGACTACCTTTAGCAATAGTTAAGATTATTTTGGGAAATGACGGAAATCTATGATTACAGAGCGGTGCAAGCTGATCATATACTGACGGAACAACGACTTATACACCAACGGCTACTGGAGAAGTGGACCTAAGAGCCTCTTATTTATTACGCCTTAATTCTAATTTATACGATGAAACAAAATTAGTGCTAAAGGATAGAGATAATACTGGTGCTAGAAAAATGACAGGTTCCCTAGAAGTAGCCGGTAATGTTTTAACTTCTGGATTATCAGTTTTTGGTACTGGTTATTTCTCTGGAAACGTAACCATTAGTGGTTTAGCTTCCTCTCGATCATTTAGACTTGGAGCTATACATACTACTGCGTCATTAAGTTCTATATTTGATTTTGTAGTAACCGACCATAGCAGTTCTATTGGAAAATTAAGTATTTCCCCCGCAACCTATAATAGAGATATTTCTTTTAAAGACAAAGATGGTAACCCTGTTTTAGTAATACATAATGCCACTAAAAATATTTCAATAGGTTCTGATACAGATACTCATACCTTACATATTACCGGCGATATGTTACTTACTGGAGCCTTTACTCCTGGGTCAATTGCTTCGGCCGGTAACATTGCGTCCTCTGGAATAATTTCAGCAGCTTCAATGCAGGTAGGAGGAGTAGACGTAAAAACAGATGCGGGAACTCCTAATAATATCAATAACTTTAGAATATATGATGTTACCCTTACTAATGATCCTAATGAAAAAATGGCTTACTTATGGTTAAAATGAAATTGGGACGCTATTTTGCCTGAAGCAATTGCATATGATACTGGGCTTGTTACCTTGCCAACTGCTTTAGAAAATACAAATGGAGAAGGCTTTGATACTCAAGGTGACTTCAGAACTAGTACCTTAGTAAATAAAAAATATTTACAATTTTGGAATGGCGATAAATTCTTAATCACTAATTATGATTCAACAAATAAACAATTTACTATAAATACTACGGGATTAAAAGGTAATGCTTATGGAACTTATACTAGTGCCAATCCAGTAACTTTAGATTCTACAGCTCACTCTTTTAATGCTACACACTTATGCGACATTGTAGATGGTCCTACGACTACTGGATATCGTATAAAAATTAATGAAACTGGAAGTGCGGAAAAAGCTTCTAGATCTATAATTTATGATTTAGATCGCTATCAAGTTAGATACCCAAGTTATAGTGCTAAATTAGAATTAGAAAACACTTATGCTATTTTAGCTCAAGCAGTTAATATAAATAATGATGGTATATTACAGACAATGTATGGAAGCTCTTATGACCCAGATCACGTATCCGGTGGACAAACTCCCATTACTTATAATATACCTTATAGACATACCCTGCCTAATATTAGTACAGAGGGTGCAGTAAGCTTAACTTCAACTAATTTTGGTTTTAATATCAACCTTACGGGTTGGCAAGTTGCTGGAGACGCGTCTAATACCGCACAAGAATTTGAAGTAGCTTATACTAATTTAGCTACTGTAGATTTTAATGATACTTTAGAAACTACTCATATAATTACAAAAGATAGGTTTATACCTGTAACAGCTAACTCTCCTAATACCTGATCAGTAGCGGCTAGACCTTTACAAAATAAACAAGTAGTTGGAGCAATAGCTGTAAATTCAGTTGTTGCCGGTGGCGGAGGTGTTCCTCCTACAGACCTTTTATTAGCAACTATTCCATTTAATGTAATGACAGCTTCTGGAATATTAACAAGTACTCCTGATGTAAACTCATTTGCAACCTTTACAGAAACTGGTGGAGAATTTTTTGGAAGTGACGCTTTAAATGGTATGGCTATTGACGTAACTATTTCAGGAGGGAGTACTCTTTCTGGTAGAATTATTGATAATACTTTATATAATGATAGTGGTATGGCTCAGAAATTAGCTTTATCTGATACTACTGGAGTATTAAGTGGGGATGCTTGGAATACAGGTACTTCGTTAACTGGAAGGCTTATAGAGGAAATTGATAATTTACCTATTGATTATATTATAACTAACATAGCTATAAGCGTTAAATCAATTACTGGAATATCTGCCGGATCCCCAGGAGTTATTAGAGCTTACCAATACGGTAACTCTTCTAATTATGTAGCCTTAGAGATTAATGGCGTAGGGGCAGTAGTAGATACTTCTGCTAATTTAGAAATTACTTCATCAGTGACTAGTCCGCGAAAAATTGTAATAGATGCCTGAGACCCTACAGCGGTAAATAATGCTTGTAGCATGTCGGGAACAATTCTTATTTGGGCTAGACCTATAGTAGCAGCATCTGGAGCTTCCTAATAACTAGTGGCAACTTATAGTGAAATATTAAAACGTGATAATGTAATTATGGACGGAGTGTTAGTAGCACTCTATAATTCTGATGGTAGTATTAGAATTGACGTAGATACCACAGACGAGTTTGGTAGATTTTCATTTACCAGCCTTGCAACCGGATATTACCAACTACAATTTTTTGGTAAAAATTATGATAGTGATGATATTAAATATATATCTATTATAGAGGATTTACCTACAGGTGAAAACTTCGATCCTAAAATTCGTCAAGAACGTTTAGTTGCTATGTTTAATAGTATCTCTTGAACTAGTAGAGCTATTATTGAGGCTTGTGTAAATGAAAATTTAGCTAAATCTGGAAATACTATGAGTCTAAGAGACGACATTATACAACCTCCAGCCTCGCCAAGCCCTTTAACTGCTTACGTTTATCAAACTAATTCAATAGATTTAGAGTTACCGGATAAATCAGATAAAGCTACTTTAATTGCTGATTATACTTTACAAGGAAGTTCTAATTTAAAAATAGAAACTACTTTGTCAGGGATTGTTGACGCACACTGATTTACATGATTAGACACTACTAATACAACTCCTATAGGTTCTGGGGAATATTGGCCAGCCGGTTTTTATGATCTTCGAGACGTAGAGGTTACTACTAGTGGAATTACTACTAGTGGCATAACTATTTCAGGCATAACTTTAGGAAACAGCGGTGCTGTTAAAATAACATTAACTACAGACTCATCATCAGTTGGTGGGTATTTAACCAGTTTAGGATTTTTTACGAATTCTGTAACTGTATAATTAAAAAAAATGCCAGTCCCAAAATTAAATAGTAACGGTTATTGAGCCAAGACAATTTTACCTACTGAAGGTAACGCTGGAGTCCAAGGAATCCAAGGCCCTCAGGGGGCTCAAGGACCTCAAGGCCCTATCGGTCCTGTAGGTGTTCAAGGTTCTCAGGGGATTCAAGGATTTACAGGGCCTTCAGGTATTTCTGGCCAAGAAGGTAACCAAGGAAACCAAGGAGACCCCGGATTAAGTGGTCTTTCTGGAGCATCGGGGCCAGATGGAAATACTGGGTCTCAAGGAGATCCAGGAATAAGTGGGGTTCCAGGGCTTACTGGTCCA